TTGGATTGCAGCGCTGTCATCTGTTGTCCCGTCCAGAACAGCACCAAAATCCCGTGCATCTGCAACCCCTCTAAAGGCTCCCTCATAGCCGGTTTGGCCACCTTGCCCTGTCTGGTCCAATGACAACACACTGCTGAGAGAGTGACCTCCTACGTCCCAGTCAGCAGTCAGGGGAACTGAACCGTCAGCGGCAAGCAATCCGGCTTCGCTTGGCGTTTGATTGATCCATTTCCCCGATCCGGCGTCGTAGGCCAGAAGTTCATCATTTGACGGGGAGGAAATAGTCACGTCGGAAAGGCTACCGAGAGTTTCTCCTTTGCTCGCCAAGTAAACATCATTCAGCATCTCATTAGCTGCCGTAAAATCATAGTCTGTTTTAGATAATTCTATTTTTATTCGGGGATTGGTTTCGACATCTACATAGAATTCGGCTATGCCATCAACGCCGGTTGTAAATGGATTGCCCTTTGTGGTTCCTGCCCGATCACTATAGATAGTAATGGGATCCCCTGTATCAGGATCTTTTACTGTAACAGTTACCGACGGTATGACAATGCCGCTATCGTCAACAATCGTATCTGCCCACTTGACATAAGTTGCCATCCGACCGCCCCCTTATTTACCGCTCTATTCCACGCGGCACTGTCGCTACCTCTGCCATTATATAGGCTCCCTCTTTAAGACCAGGCACCTGCACATAGGGATATTTGTCCGTTGAGACCACGTTGTAGTCTCCGCTCGGTTGTAATATCAGATACGATTCTCCTGCTGCCGGTGCATCATTCCATGCCTCCTCAACTATGATTTCTGTAGCTGTATTGGACAGGATCTTGCGGATTATGTTAGTCCCCTTGCGCCCACTACCCTGGAGGGCCACATAGAATCCGCGCCATTGGTCTGTGCCCCACGATTTCGATGTATCTTGGAGAGTTGTGGCAGTTCCCCCTGTAGCCGTACCAGAATCGGAAAGAGTTAGCTCCTTGTAACGAACCCGGTAACCCTTTGCCAGCCAATCCCGCGTACCGTGCCAACGAACATGTAGCACGGGAGCGGGACTCCCATCCTCATTCTCTCCCCATACCCCCATGGCCTCTATCTCTGTAGGAGGACCAGGGGTAACCCCGTGAAGGTCATCTCTGTCCCTATCGTGCTTTCCTATCCAATCCGTGCGTCCACGCACAAACCAGTATCGGGTAGCTCCTACACGCCGGCCAACTGCGCCCCTGATTACTGTGCTCCCCATTACATCCTCTGGAGAGGCTATATTCCACTCTACCTCTGTGACACCAATATCAATAGTTTCGGATGGTGTCTCTATTCTTACCAGATCGCCGCCTTCTACCCCCAAAACCAGCCACGGGATAACTGCTTCAGCCCCAGGACATGGAGTTGACAGATCATGTAGCGCCGCATTGGCTTCTTTCTGTGCTTCGGCTCGCGTGTCGATCCATGAACCATCCTTCTCTACGATCCTCATATAGCGGTGCAGTCGGCCGCCGCTGCCATCAGGAACGCCATAAATAGTCCTGGCTGTATCATCTTTTGAATCTGCATGAGCCTGTTTGCCTGTAGTGCGGTCCGTATATAGCACCCTGACCCATGTCCGCACATTGGCCTCCGTGTAGGTCAATCTAGTAGTACGGATATTTCCGCCCAGGTCTATATCGGGAGTGGTATTGCTCCTCTGTGGGTCAACTACTGTGGGCCTAAACTCCCCAGCCGCAGCGTTGTATTTCTCCATCAATAGGTAACCTATGGAGTTAACTGGCCTCATGATCGCATCGCCTATACTGGTATCCCCGATAGCATAACGGTTCACGTAGTAATTGGGGTCATCTTGGACAATAATTACAGGAGCGAATCCGTAGTCCTCCAAGATCTGATTAAGAACATTTACGGAAGCCGAAAGGTAAGTCTCCTTGTATTCTCGTCCGTTTTCTTTGTCTATATAGTAATCAAAGTACGGCTGCATAGTACCGTAGAAGTCAACTGTGATGTAGTCCTCCATCTCAACATCTTCCCCGCTCGTAAGATCGCCGGGGCCGACAAAGCCTTGGAACACTAGCCCGGCCGCATCACCGCCTTTGCCGATCTTGATTCTTACATCATGATAGGCCCCCAAGAGGGGAACGCCGCTAGGATTGAAGATGCTGGCATGGCCAGGATCAAGGGATTCATTGGCCGCCCGGAAATCTTGCGTGTTGAAAATGATAGCCTGTGCCCGCCATCGCCCATCTACATAGCGAAACGACAATGCCTTTATTCGGGACTTGCCCGGAAAAGAGCTCCCCGCCGGACTGGTAAGATCAATCCAACTGGAACCATTATATATCTCCACAGACTGGGAAGTGACTTTGGCCTGACTATTGGCATTCGCTATATCTGTTCTAGCCATTCACACCCCCAGTGGAGCCAGGTTATATCCACTTGCTACGTTGTTATCTCGCCGCAGTTCTTTAAGTACAACACGGGCAATTTTCTCATTGCCAACGTGTATATTGAAAATGAACGGTCCTTGATTGCTTTCCTTGCCCATGAATTCAGGCAGCCTGGAAAGGGGGAGCACGGCTTCTGGCCCCGCTTCCCCTATGCGGGCAAACCCTGGCTTCATTGCAATGCCGCCCCCGGCAAACGTCCCGAGCCATTGCTGAAGTAAGTATGCTAGACCGATTCCCCCGGCAACTCCTAGAGCAGCGCCCCCTATGGCCGCCCACCCCATAATGGGATTCATTGCAGCCATGGCGCCAATTAGAGCCCCCGCCGCGCCGAACATTGCATAGATCAGTCCCGTCTTCAAAGCGTTTAGCGTACCAATCAGTCTATCTAGTGAGGTGCGCACCTGATCCCAGGATGGAAGTTTGTCCAGTTCGTCTATGAACTTGTCAAACGCGCTCTGGATATCATCCCATGAAGGAAAGTTACGAACGACCCAATTCCAGACATCCTTTCCAAGCTTGAATAATCCCAGAATGAACTCTGTAATATCGGCCGCTATCTGAGGAAGATTTTGAATTACCCAATCTACCCCTTTAGCCATCCACTCGGCTATGGAGTCCAGACTAATCCCGTGCTTTGCTAGTACTTCTCCTACCGCTGCAATTGCGCCGGAAATGGATTCGATGATGTCTGGCATCTTGCCGGTTAGCCAATCCCACATCCCTACCGCGGCATCCCGGAATGCGGACAAGAGATCAGTCCAGCTATCTATGCCGAATCCTTGCAATAGGTTCATTATGTACTCGGCAATCTTCTTTCCGACGGCATCCGCCCAGGCAGGAATCTCGGCACCCGCAGTAGTTTCTAGTAGTGGCTCGCCTGGAGTAGCAGCCCCATGCCTGATCCGTTCTGCCTTCCAGCCCACAGGAACATTGAGACTTGAGGCTACTTGTCTATTGACTTCATCTTGTATCCCTAGCCATTCTCTTAGGTAGCGAATGATTGCCACTAGCGGCCACAAGAATTCACCAAATAGGTCGGCTATGGCTTTCCAAACTGAATCCGTTTCCTTTTGAAGTGCAGAGTATGCCCTGGATTGCTTGATTAGGTTGGCGAAGCTACTGGCAAGCTGGGTCATGAATCCAACCAGCATATTAATTCCTTCTGTCAATAGCTCTATCCCCGAAAGAAAAGTCATCTTAATTGCCGAGGTTATTGCAGACATAAGAGCCCCAAAGAGACCACTAAGCGGACCTCCAAGGCCCAACGACAGAGATTGAACCAGATTAGCGGCAGCAGAACCCAATTGTTTAAAGCTAGATATGTAGAAATCCAGGATCTGCTCAAGCTGAGCCTTCTTTTCTTGCAGGACAGCCACGACAACTGCAAAGATCGTTTCTATGCCGGTGATGAGTGCCTGCTTTACATCTCCCCTGAAAAGGCTGTCGATTGCACTGCGAGCTCCAGCTATGGCTGTGGATATAGCTTTCGGAATATCCCCCATGGCACTGAGTGCTTCGTTTAGAATATCCAGTCCCTCTGCGGCCCAGCCAAACTTTTCCTGGGCTTTCTCCCACCATGTAAGTCCACCCCTAGCAGCTACCTGTAAATCATTGAGGGCCTTGGCAGCTTTTGTGGTATCCTGGCCGAACTTTTCCATAATTCTAATTTCATCCTCAGCCTCAGAAACAAGCTCATCCAGAAATTTGGCTACTAGAGTAGGATCAAAAGTTTCGGCCAATTTTCGCAGTTGTTCCCCGGCTCCAGTGGCATCCTCTTTCCATGTCTCCCTGATCTCATCAAATGTAGACCGCAAGCCCTCGGGCAGGGTAAATGATTCCTTTATCCTCTCGTACTGTTTCTGCAATTCGGCGGCGAGATCAAATTTTCCCGCTAGCTGTGCCAGTCTAATCCTGTCTTGCAATGCCGATAACAGTTGCCGCTCGGCCCCCATTAGCAACTGGAGAACATCTCTCTCGTCAAGCCGCTTGCCATTGACCTCTGCAAGTGCCTGGGCTTCTTGGACCAGATCATCGTACATTTGAGCCATCTCGTGGACGGCTTTGGCTGCACCCTCCCAGTCGCCGGTTGCCAGGGCGCCTAGGGCGGGTAAGTCGAACTTACGCTTGAATGCCTCTTGCGCCTCTCGGGCTGCCTCCTCGGCTGCCCTTTGGGCTTCACGGGCTGCCTTTTCTCTCTCTCGTCTGGCTTTCTCCGCTTCTCTCTTTATGCGCTCGGCTTCTCTCTGTCTCTCTTCCGCTATTTCTTCCGGGGTCTTGCCACTCGTGACCGAATCTATATATTTCTTTAGGACCTCAACTGAATTCTGGAGATCTCCCGCGCCGGCCCCAACTCGGTACAATCCCTCGCGAAAGGCCTCTACTCCCCCTTTAAGTGCTTGTAGCTCGCCCCATAGCTTTAGCCACTCACCTACATTCTCTACATCCCCAGTGCGTAGTTTCTCCACAATTTCTCCGGCTCGGGGGATAATATCTCCGATATTTGCCAAAGAAAGGGCGTTGAGTTGGTCGGCTAGGCTTTGAGCCGCACTCGTAGCATTGCCCAGGGCATTGGCCAGTGCTTGGGCCGCACTTTCTGCTTCTTCTGATGATAGGCCCAGGCTTTCGAGGATCGGCACCAGCATCTCGTACCGGTTTTCAAGGTCTTGAAGCCTTTGGTAGTGATACACAAGCTGTTCAGCATCATCTGCATTGGCCCGCATATGATCCTGGACAATACCGATGAATTCTTCTACGGACAGAGTTCCATCATCTAGTTGCTTTATCCACTTATCCCACTGTTTGGCCCATTCCTCTTGACGGCTTTTGGTTTGCTCTATCTGAATGGTGTATTCTTTGAGTTGCTCAATTAGCCCTTGTACATCTGTCTCTGATATGCCCGCCCCAGCCCGCATCTCGGCAGGAAGAGCAAGCCAGTCCTCTAGAATGCCTATCAGTGTCTCGGCTGTGTCGGCCGCGGCTAGCATAGCACTGGGGATGCCTTTGAATGTGCCGATAAATTCTGTAAGGGCACTTGCGGCTTTGATAGGATCTTCGGCCAGTTGGTCAGTAAGCTTGTCCAGCTCCTCCTGCCACTTTTTAGCTGCTTCTTCTGCAGCATCGGTTGCCTTTTCTGTTGTGCTGGCTGCTTCTTCTGCTGTATCGGCTGCCTCCCCTGTTACTGATTTCAGCTTTCCCATCTTCTCTGCATAATTCCTAATAGCTTGTGATGCTTCTTCAATCGTCAAAGTGGGGCTGGGCTCTATTTCGAATTCGGTCAATCCGGCCGCCTCGGCAATTTGTCGTGCAGCCTCTACAATATTCTCGGCACCTTCCTGCAAAGTATCGGCAAAGTCCTCTGTTGTTTGCTCTAATACCTCAGACTGCTGTTCTACTCTGTCAATGCCCAGTGTATATGGTAGTGGGGCCGTAAGTTCTAGTTCCTCTGGCGGAATTGGTTTCTCCGGGCCTTCAGGCATCTGCATGGCAGCTTCTACTGCTTCCTGTTGCTCTTTTATGGTTTTTAGTATCTCTGTTTTTGCCGTTTCGACGTCGATAGGTTCGATTCCTGTCCCCAACCCACGCATGGTGTCTACTAAATCCTTTATCATGTTGACCAGAACGATAAGTCCGCCGATAATTCCTCCAATGACGCCGCCGGACATGCCGCCAAATAGGGCACCCAGGGTGGTAGTACCCAGCACGGTGACAATATTTTTGAGTGCATCGCCCATCTTGGACAGGGGGCCGATTATGCTTTGCACTATCCGCAACAGTTTGCTAATTTCGGGTAGGAACGTTTCCCCTAGTGTAGTAGCCACTTCAGCGAAATAAGCCTTGACCTGTCGTAGCTGAAATGCCAGCCCCTTCTGTTTCTCAAATGCCGCTGCGGCTGCACCTGTAGCATTTGCTATCTCTTTCATGTCCTCTGCATATTCACCCGCAGATGTAGTAGCAAGAGGGAGCACAGCCAGTACAGCTCGAATATTCGTGAACATGTCTGATAATTCAATGTTGTGTTCCTTGGCATAGTCAGTTACTTTGGCAAGGGCCTCAGCAAACCCGAGTTCTTCCATCATAGCCGCGCCTGATTCATAGCCCAGAGCCTCAATCACTTCGGCTGTTTCCTCAGTAGGACGTGCTAGCTGAACAATTGCTTGCCTTACGGCAGTAACTGCTTCATCGGTAGAGATTCCCTGTCTGGTCAGAGTCGCCAAAGCAGCTGTGACTTCTTCAAAACCGGCCCCAAGCGGTGCTGCAATGCCGATTAGGCGGCCAATACTGGATGACAATTCGCCGAATGTAGTTTTGCCACGTTCGACTGTCTTGAACAGCACGTCATTGACATAGCTTGCCTTATCCGCAGACATCTTATATGCATTGAGAATAGAGGTGGTAGCGTCTGCCGCCGTGAAGACATCTGTAAGGCCCGCCGCTGCCCCAACCAAAGAAGCTTTGAGTACCTCGATGCCTTCTGCACCTTTGTAGCCCGCTGAATAGATTTGATAAAGGGCCTTAGTGGCTTCTGTGCCTGTTATGCCGAACTTCGGGGCCAGATCGCGTACTTCCTGGCCCACCTTCTGCATCTGCTCCCAGGTTTCACCGGTCAGAGTCCACACATTGCGCAGGGCTTCATCGAAAGAGGCGAAGGCCCCTACTGCGGACTGTATCCCCCGCTTGAGGGCATACAGTCCTGCTCCCACCCCGATCAGGCGGGTCAAAGAACCAGTTATCCTGCTTGCCGATGCCGTGATGGAGCTTGCACCAGACCGAAATGTGCTTTCGGCCTGCTTAATTCCAGACACAAACTTACTCTGGTCAAGAACAAGCTCAGCATAGGCAGTTCCTATCTTTTCTATTCTGGCCCCCTCACTCCTTTAGCCTCACATTCCTTGCTGATCTCCTCAATATATGCTTCACTGATTGCTAGCGGTTTGGGTGCCGCCTCCATAATCTTTCTTCTGGTATCTTCTCCAGCCATGGCAGGAGGATTTAAAGCCATGTTCCACCTCCCGATTGCACCCAATCCCGCAAGCAGATACCCGAACTGCTCATCATCAAGCTTCCATATATCATCTAGGCTGAGTCCGTACGCTGCCGAGACGATCGGGATGAAGTCGAGGTAGTTGATTTCTTTGGTGGCTTTCTCTCTGATACTTTTGGGTTTCCCACCAATTGTTCTACCATAGCATCTAAAGTAGTAGCTATATCGCGGTCTTCTTTCTCATCGGGGACATTGACTAGGCCCAGGACCCAATGGAACATCGTCTCAATCTTTTGTCCCGGTTCATTGGATAGAAGTCTGTCTACGAAATCCTTGTCAATGTCTATGGTCTCATCGCCATCTTCGATCTGTATCCCATACTCCTGCTGAAACGCTAGAGTCAACGCCTCTAGCATAAGATCACGAGGAGAATGATCAGGATTACTATTGAATGGCTCGAATATAGCATCCACATACGGCCCCCACCTTGCCACTATGCCTGCCTGGAACCGAGCTGCCCAAAGTTTGGCTTCTTCTTTGTTTTCAAGGTGTTGTGGCACTCCGGCCTCTCTCAAATCAGCTAGAACATCTTCGACACAATCTGCAATCGCCATGGCTGCCTTGTTCCGAATAGCCCCTAAGTTTACTCCGGCTAACTTCTCGAATTTGGCCTGCCGACTGAGAGATAGACGGGGCAGGATGATTTTCTGCCCCGCCACCTCAAACTCCCGCTTGTGAGCCTCTTTGGCCCCAGCCTTATAAGCCTTGAGCAAGCTAGACTTGCCCATTACGCCTCCTTAGTCGCCCCGATAATGCCGTTTACCTGTAGCGTGATGTTGCGATTCTGTACTCCTTCAAGCGGAATCGTGTGTTCTACGCCCTTTATATATGCCCAGAACTCAAACCGATCTTTGACGGTCCCCTTCTGTGTGAATAAGGCCACGAATACCGGGGTATCAGAGTCGATCTCCGGATATTCCTCAGTTGTACCCCAGTACGTAGTCACGGGAATCTCATCCGCCCGCTTGAGTGTCATGGTAAACGACCTGTATCCGCTGTTGGTCTGTGCAGAGGCAAACGTAGTGGTGTCTTGGGCCTCGGCCACCAAGTTGACTCCTAGTGTGCCATAGGCCCCTGCAATCTGTTCCATGAAAGCCACTTCGCAGTTGTCCACGTACCAGGTAAAGGCCGCTGCGGAATAGACCTCGAACTTGACCTTCTTGGTGCCTGTAGGTGCCGATGTAAGGATTGACCATAGCCCCCAATCCCCATCCTCGCCTAGATATGGAGTGGACGATATAGACCGGGTAGCGCTGCCAAGTTCCACATCAGAGGCATCTAGGAACGTGACCTTAAGAGTAGCTGTATTGCCACTCGCTAACTTGGCATAGCAGCGTGCAATGCAGTCACTGGCCTCGGTAAGGGCCGAATCGAGTGTAACTGTTTGCTCTAGTTCAACTCCCAACCCATCGTCCACGATCTTGACGCCTTTGGAGTTAATACCATAACCCCAATCTCCGACCGTAGCTGTACCAGTACCAGTATCGCCAATGTTGACCGTCCACCCAGTGAGGTCGCCAGTCTCGAAATCGGGGTTCGTAAGGAGCTGATGCAGCGTGCTCCCTCCTACGGCCACACCTATAGATTTATAGATGGCCGCCAAATACCCCTGAATTGCAGTCACTGGCTACCTCCTTACAGGTTGTCCGTGGTTGGTGCGCCATTCAGCAAGAACTCGATGGTGTACTCCTGGTACCCATCCATAGTTGCCCTCCAGCCGCACTGCGTCACCAGATAATCCGCGACCCAAAGCGTGGTCCCGGATTCGGACTCAATCGTCATTGTGACCGTAGTCTCGTTCTCCCAAGCCGTACGGCATGCTGTGATGGCTGCATTGGCAGCTTCATATCTCACTGGGAGAGAGAACCGCTGCTCATCCACCAAGCCCAAGATATAAGTCCGGTATGGTAGCGAAGTATCCCCCAGTGCCGTCTCGTCAATCGAGGCTTTCGCCTTGGTCACGACCACATCCCCCTTTACCGGGAGAATGTCGGTCCCTATCTTCACTACGCCTTTGTAGCCCGCTATACCAGCCATGTGTCACCTCCTCAAGAGCACAAAAGTACCCAATACCTATGCATCCCCCGGAAGTATGTAACTCCCGCCTCTTCCTGTTTCTCCACAAAACCTGTCGGCAGAGGGAAGACCCGTACCGACCCCCAGCCCGACACTGTTAGTGTTGCAGTGGCCAATGAGACAAATAGAGCGTCCCCGAGCTGTACTGCCTCGGTATAGCTGGTGCTATACCAGTCCACCTGGAACCGGACCCAACTAGCAGCCGGATCCACCACGCCCAGCACATACTCGTGGCGCGAGGAGATCGGGAGCGTATACGTGATGTAGGGCATGGCCGGATTCTCAGCTACACCCGCAGGGTAGACCCGGGTATCGACAAAAGTGGTAATACTGTCATCGCCCACTATATGAGCACGCAACGCCTTGGCCAGCTCCTCCATCCACGCATTCATATTGCCCCCAGCATTCGCTTCCAGTCGCCCCACACCTGGTCCATCGTGAGTGACAGCCAGGGCCGCTGCTTCATGTGTTCGGTTCCTACTTCCAGCCAGTATGCATAGTCCAGTGATTTGCCCTCGGCTTCTCTTTTCAGTACACCCCACCTACCCACTATCTGTGTTGCCCCAACGATTAGCTCAAAGGTGATATTGTCGCGCAAAGTGCCATAATCTACGCGGGGATAGCCACCCGGTGGCGAAGGCACGTCCATGTGGAGCATGTTGTCCTTGGCAGTCTGTACGGCCAGGGCCACACAATCTCTCACCCGATCTTGGGCATTGCCCTGAACTGAGGTGATAAATGATCGTGGAGCCCAAGTCACTTTCTTCACGATGTTACCCCCTCCACGTACACAGCCCAGGCCTCTTTGTGGTGGCCCATCTTGTCTACGTCTTCTACTGTCAGAATTTCATAGTATTCATTGAGGAATGCCACCCGATCCCCGGGCCGTACATCGGCTGTGCTATGGAACAAGATCTTGTGCGTGGCCACCTCGTGTTCTCCCCCTGCCACCGATGCCATTCCCTGCCTCTCCAAAGGAGATGCCGATATAATCCGAGCCTGAACCGATTCCGCTACCGTCGCCCAGGTCTTTATGGGTTCCCCGAGGTCATTTACGGTCTCGGTTGCTCTCTCTACGCTTACCAGTTGATTTAGCCCTATCATTCGATCACCGGTAGCTTAAACTGATCCAGACGCCGCAAGAGATCTGCCATATCGTCTTCAGGCGATACAAACACAGCGGACATCTCCCCCACCGTGATCCTTTCAGCGTTCTTGTCCTCTCGGTACCGTTGGTCAATCCTGAGCAGCCATCGACAGGCAATCTCCAGCACTATCTCCTTCAGCTCAGACGGAATGGGGATGTGGTCCCCGGAATCGTCAGAGTATCCGCCGATATACGTGATGGATATAGCCTTCGGATCGCGCTCAAATGGCGCCCGGCTTTCTAAGTCACGCAACCGAGCTCCCTCTATGTAGATGTAGAACGGATAGATATAGAAGTCATCATTCTCGGCAAGCGCGACGCCGTTATAGGTCAAAGATGAAACGGACACGATGGGGGGACGAGAGATGCCGATGACCACCCCCCCATCGTGTTCTTCGGTTACCTCTGCTTCATCAAAGGAGCGGTGGCAATAAGATTCGGCAAATGCCTTGGCTCTATCCAGAAGCTCAGACACATCGAGCCCATAGGAGGTTGCCCCATCAGTCAAGGCAATCCCCGTACGAGCCTCTACGTCACTAGCTGTAGGCCATGACATCACCGACCGCCCCCTCTAGCCTAGCTCGCCGGAACCTGGAATCTATTCCAGCCCACCACAACTGCACCAATCAATGCATTCTTGGCGTTGGTCACTTTATACTGGAGCCGCACATACCTCTTGAGGTTTTTAAGCTCATAGGCATGTACGGCATTGGCTCCAGTATTCGTGAAGGACTGGTCCGCGCTGAGTACATCCGCAGCCCCGGTCCCCGAATCATCCTCCGCCGTTTGGCACTGAATAGTGACTGTAGTGGCAGCATCAATGGCGCCCGCCGAGACAAGTAGGACGCCATCCCGGAAGTTCTTCAAGTCCACCCAGCTGCCATCATGCTCAGACCCATCGCCAGAAATGGTCTGCGGATCTAGCAACTGGACAGCGTACTTGCTATCGCTATAGTTCTCCCTCATCTATATCACCTCCTACGAGGTGGTCACGCCAGTCAGAATCTGGAACTTGTCCGGCTGGCGAGGCACGCCGTCTACCCGATGCACGGCCCGAATTCCAATCTGCAAATGCTCGGCATAGCGCTCTCGAAGCACCTTGATCTCGATACCTCCGCCTTCCGCGATGGCGAAGTCTGGGAAGTTCCCAAGCACGATGAAGGACTCATTGCCGCCCGCACCCAAGTTCACGGGGATCTGCGAAGTGGTATAGACCGGCAGACCCAAGATCCGGTTCGGTGGAGTATTCGACAGATCAAGCACATAGTCGTAAGCAGCCGCACCGGTCTTGTGCTTGCGCAGGTAGTACAGGATGTTGGAGTGCATCAACCAGGCGTTGTACTCTCCATCCCGAGCCTCAATAGAAGCCATGGCATCAATGAGGTCATCGAATGTGGGAGTCCCGCCGATGGATGTAGTGTTGATCTCTGGATTATTGTATATGCCCAGGGGTTGATCCCCGCCGGTGCCAAGGATAAATGCATAATCCTCAGCAAGGGCAATCTGTTGCACCAAGTCATTCCGAACCACGGTCTCCGCAGACACTACCGAGTGAAGAAGCAAGTCCTCATCAATCTTGGTCAGCGCAGCCAAGCGCCGCAGATCAAGGGTGACTTGCCCGAAGGTCTGTTCGCTGGCCGTAATCGTGGAATTGGATTGCCCCACCCAGTATGCTGTAGCGCTTCCAGTGAGCCGTGGAATGTTAAGCCGCTGTGGAGCATTGGGAATGACCAGGGCACCCGCAGCCCTCATCACAGCCTTAGCCCGTAGTTTGTCAATCAGCTCACTAGAAAGCTCCGTGGGCACCAGGAACCCGCCGGACGTGTCGTCCTCAATGTTGAGTTCCTTCATCGTGTACTGCACCCACTCTTTTTCGAGGTCCGCATCCTTCCACACGCCCAAGGCTACGCCCCGCACCGCTTTGGCGATGCTGAACTGTTTCAACTCCTTGGGCTTCTTGGGATGAATCGCGGGCTTGCCAAAGGTGGCTTCGTTCTCGCGATTGACCGCATCCTCCGGGTCAACCGCAGCTACCTTTGTGGGATCCTTGCGCTCCACCCCCTCGGTCTTAGCGGACTCTTTGCCCGCCTCTTCTGCCTCTAGCTTGGCCTTGGCCGCAGCTATTAGCTCCTTGACTTCCTCATTCGTCAGGTCATCGAGGATTTTTTCCTCCATAAGCCTCACCCCCTCAGTATGGTTCGAGCTGCCAATTCGGCACACTCTTTTCTCCACCTGGCCGCCTCTTTATTGGCAGCCCCCAGCTCCTCCTCCATCCGCCGCACGATCTTCCCGATCAGGGCAAATGCTTCCTCGGCCCCGATGGCCCCCGCTACCCATGCTATCCGCACATCATTGGGCGTCTTCAGGTCGTCATATGCCTCCGGGAACAGCTCTACGAGCTCCTCCGCCGTGTAAGCCCGGAACTCGGGTGGCTCCTTGTCAAACTCCTTGTAATGCTTGACCAAGTGGTTGTAGCAACCTTTGCGATCACTATCTGGGATGTTGACTCCACCCCGGGCACCGAACAGTACTCCCGTAGCCGCAGCGACACCCCGCCACACCACAGCATGCCCCTTCGCTTTGTGGTGGGGGAGCTTGTAGGAGCCCTTGACATCAGGCTTCTCAGAATCGTACCAAGTACACATCACCTTGAGATCCGCTATATCCGCCGCCGTAACTTCGGCCGATCCATTCCAGGGCTCATCTTCGGGAGCCTTCGGTGTCCCGTTGGGATGAGCAGCTCCGTAGGTGATAACGCCCTTTTCGATATCTTCTGTCGTGGGGATGTCCTCTATAACGATCTTGACAGTGCCGTTAGGAGGCATCTCCTTCGAAACCGTCCATACCGACGTATCCGGAGTAGTTGTACCACTGTCAATTCTCGCTATGGGGTCATCGGTAGACCAGACCCCTCCAGCAGCGCCCTTGACCACAGCAGGCCAATACTTCTTGACAGAGTCAGTTCGCAATGCCTCCTGATTGGCCGGGACAGTCACAACAGAGAATTCCAGTAGCTCCCATTCCGGAAAAGCGAGACCGCTAAATCGGATCCCCCCAAACTTCCCATCGGCTTCATCGGCCGTGATGATTTCCCGAGGCAGAAAGCCTATTGAAGTAGCATTCAAGAATCCCCCCGCCCACAGTTTGTATGCATACTCGGCCAATGGATTCTCATCAGCTCGTGCAAACTCCCACTCTGCGACAATTTTCTTTTTCTGCCGTTCGAGTTTGCTTGTCCGCCCTATAGGGAGCCCGCCATGGTTATGGTTTAGCAGTACGACGGGATTCTTTTCATAGTTCTCGGTAATTGCCCCCGAAGGAACCACCACATCGCCGTCCCGGTCCTCAACCAGAGACGTGATAACAGCACGACCGAGCCGCCCCTCTGAATTCAACCGTCCGACAGACAGCTTGTAGATCGCGGCGAGCTCCCCGGCCTTATGCGCTTCTATTACGCCCTCGGCTGGAAGGACTAGGGGCTTGTCCTCATGCGTTAGAAGGACTTTGGTCGCAACCGGCCCCGTTTTCACTTTCACTTTTTCACCTCCCTAGCTTTCCTTCGAGTTTTGCGGATAGGGAGCCGCCCCAACTTAAGCATGGGTGAACCGCATCTGGGGCACTCTCGTGCCCAGCCCTTGACTATCATGCCGCAGTTAGGACATACCATCCGCATATCTCCATCTAGCTACCTGGGGTTCCAGTAGTCCAGTAGATATAAATCGTTGCGGAACCCGCAGAAGCATCTCCGTTTTGACCCGTGTAAGAACCAGTGATAGTTAGATCGCTGCTTCCCACATCCCCGATATTGGCATACGGCATAGTGGCCCCACTCCCCATCCTTGCTACGCCCGCAGAGGCAACGTTATGGTCATCGACAAGGGCATCTGGATCGGCAGACCATCCAACATTCAGGAGATTGGTGCCCGAGTCATCAAAGGCTGTATTGATAACTATCATCACATCCACAATGTCGGCATTTGCTGGTACAACGCACAGGGTCTTCGAGGCCGTCTGCGTATAATCCACAGTATTTACTGATACAAAGATCGGCCCTGCATTGGTTGCAGAAGCATGAGAGATATTGGCACTCCCCACTAACTCAAGTTGGTCATCGCTTTCATCCCACTGCACAGCAGCCCCGGCGGTGGCCCCGTATAAAGTAACGTCGTATCCAGTATCGTCTTCACCAATGGCAACCGTGCCGTCTATATCTACGGTGCAAGTCAGAAAGGCAGTATCAGCACTTTCATCCCAGAAGAACTTCTTGCCGGAAGTCGCTCCATAAAATGTGACGTCATGTCCTGTATCATCAACGCCCACCGTTAGAGTTCCGACAATAGACATGTTGCCTGTTTGTGAGAAAGAACCCTTTAGAACGACGCCGTCTGCGCTCTCATCCCAAAGCCAGTACTTCCCACTGGTAGCGCCGTAGAACTTGACATCGTAGCCAGTGTCGTCCTCCCCCACAGTAAGGGTGCCGGACAGACTTATATTGCCTCCGAACGTTGCCCCGGCCAGCGTATCTAGCCGTCCACTGGCCGTGATCCCTGCAATGACCGTGTCACCGCTTACCCAGTAGATCCAGTAATTGGACGCAGTTAGGGCAAACGCACTCAAGCCCGCCATTACGAGCAGGCCCACAACTGCCATAAACTTCTTCATGCCCCACCTCCTTCACCCGCCATCTCAAGGAAATAGCGGACATATCTGTCTCCTTCGCGCCTGAAAAACGCGGCCAGCTCCTCTTGGTACTTGTGCCCTTCCCCTTGTTCAACGCCCAGAAGAAACACGTCGAACTCTTTCCAGTACTCCTCGTCATTGATCTTTGCGCCCTCTATTACAGGTGCCTCGGTACAACGGCAATTTATGATGTTGGATGCAGACGCACCCAAACTACCATCCCTGGGATGCATCATCTGCTCTATATCGCCATTCTCATTGGGCACCTCGAACGGTTGATCCATGGGGCGTTCTTGGTGGTGAATCTGCATGTGCCAATCCCGCACTCGCATATCCAACGTCGCTATCCACATGTGCCTCTGGATGCCCACATCTTTGTACAGCTTGTGCTGTCCAAAAGCCGTAGCAGCTCCTGCTTCAGTTCGTGCTATGCGCTCAGCCCGTACCGTAGACATCCAGTCAAACCGTCGCCGAATGCGGCTAGCTATTGCCTTTGGCCCTTCCCCTTCTCTCATTCCTTCCCGAATTACTCGTACAATGTCGCGCCGGGTGACCTCGTCAATGCCCTTGATTAGCTTGCCCATGCGCTGGTCTATCCAGTGCTGAATCGCATCAATGAAGTTGAACCGCTCTTCCCAGTCAATCGGCACCGGATGGCCCAAATCACCAAGGGTATTGACCGCATGCTTGGCCCCCAGTAAAGCCAGAATAGGCAGGAACGATATGTGAACCCGCCGCTGGTCTTCCAAGCTCTCGCTTTCGGGAGGCAAGAATGCTTCGGGAACTCCTCCAGCGGGCTTGTCTTTTACAATAGATTTGTTAGCAAAAGATTTTTGAGGGGCAACCGTTCCCGCAGCCTGTACATTGATCGGGAGAATGACGGCATCTACAAGGTCCCCTTCGGCCCTAGGTTTGCCCCACCAATTGCGCAGCTCGTTCTTAGTCCAGCCCTGATCGGTAAGAAGCCGCCCAACCCTGGCCTTTTCTGTCACATCCTCCTGCAGGGCCTCGATCGCAGACACATCGAATACCAGCCGGACATTCTCTCCATCAGGGACTAGAGCATAGTTCAGCACAGATTCAATCTTCCCTAGACGGGGGAGAACTGTATTTTCATAGAACAGCCGCCGCATGGTCTGTGCCGCTGCTCGGTTCACATCCTTGTAAAGCCCCACTACGATAGGTGGAACCCCGTATACAGCCAGGACCTCTTCTCTAGTCCAGCCACGCAACTCCAGGAAACCCATGTCCCTGTGAGAGGGAGATACGGGTTGATATTTGAGTCCTTTGCCGAGCACTGCCGTGCGGTGGGCCTTGCGCGGCCCCCGGTAGCGCTCTTCCCACAGCGCCCGCATAGCCCGAGATTGAGCCGGAGTAATATCTTGCTCGGTGCTCAAAACACCGCCGGGGGTAGCATCGTTGTCAAAGAACATCCGGTTCCAGTCAATCGCCCGCAGGTCGGCAATCAACGCCTGGCGCAGGACCTCAGTAGGGGCTAAGCCATAGTAGGGGTTCTCAGGATGGAAATATTTGAAGGCCACAATCTCATCACTGGCAAATACAATCGCATTGGCCCCGCGCCGATAAATGTATCCTTGCACCAGTTTGTCTTCGCCGGGAATTACCCAGATATGTCGCGGGTCGATGTAAGGCCACAGCCCTCGAAGGGTTCTCTTGGCCTGGTCAGCAAAAATCTTCTCAGCATAAGCCACCCCCTCCAGTTCAAGATAGGTCACTATGGCCTCTAGAAACTCATGTCGCGTGATGTGGGCCTCGGGGAGCGGATTCTCCAGCACTGAAAGGAGAGGATGATTTTCAAGAACCTCGCCCCCCTCGGCCTTGACCCGCTCTAGTACATCCTCCCAGCGTTTAATCCCCAGAATGGACTTGTATGCGATTAGGGACTTCGGGGTTCCGCCCTGCACACGGATCACCCGCAAGGGCACATCGGCAGCAGCTCGGGCAATGGCCTTTACTCCCGCATGAACCCACGGGTGGACGCGATACGCCTGAGAGAGGTCAGTCCACCTCCCACTATGGGAAGCCTCGGCCCCCTCATAGTCGGCCCAAGCAGCCGCGATACGGCTGCCCGTTTCGGCCTTGATCCCTAGTCCCTTCTCTAGCGCCGCTAGTATTCCCACGACCGCCCCCAAAAATTAAGGCCCCCGTATAACGAGGGCCGTGTGTCTCACGGGCTACCTTGCGTAGCATTATACCCAAACTACATCAGACAGTCAAGGGCGCATATGATTGTTCTCTTCACAAATCATCTGGCATTTTGTTTTTGCACACACATACCATATAATTACTGCGAAAGGAGGGGTGGTCGGAATGCCGGGAAAGGTAGAGTCCTTGGCACGATCATACGCCTACAGGGAAAGGTTGGCACAGTCCTTGCCCGAGATCAAGCAACAGCTTGAGCTCGCCCTTGCTGACAGATCCGCCATAAAGGTCGGCAACTTAATTGTCAAACGCATGGGTGACAAGATAGTTGTTAAGCCCGTCGGCACTCACCCCGGACAGATTCCACTATTCGGGGGACAACTACCCTTGCTGGGAGAAGAACGTTCTCGGTAGGCATAGATCACATCGCCATTGACATCTAGCCCTTGCGGCACCAATATGCCACCATACATTTTCATTGGACTAGTGCCAAGATGGGGATGATTCCAAACATAACGGATCCAGTCTGCCATAGTAGCGTGAGCGTACAATGCCCGATGCTTATTGCTAGACGTATTAAACGCCCGCGCACGATGCCAAAGGAACCCCGAAAATAGTTCTTTGATTCCATCCCTTATATCGCTAAAGTGAACCACGCCCCGCTCTTTGGCAATCAAGATAGCAGAACCAAAATGGGCCGTCTGAGACTTCCACTCTGGGGGAACCCCGCAACAATTGGGGGCATCATTTAATTCTCTGCAGGCTGCATCAGAGACGTGAAATCTTAGCCCATGTTTGATGGTCTCGGCTCGTATTTTGAAGATGATGGGGGCTTTGATCTCTCTAGACAACCGCTTGTAACCATGCTGGGGTGAGTGTTCCAGATAGAATTTAAAAATATCAAATCCGGCAACCTTGCTCATGGCCTGGTAACGAGCCTTAAGCCGCTTGTCTGCTCTTGCCTCCAAGCACAAAAATTCCGTGGTAACGCTATCGGCCCCTGCATCCTTTGCCATCTCGATCAGCTTCGCGTAATCCTCCGAGACACCTATCATGTAGGGTCTCAACCGCAATGTAACATGTGCCCCGGCACGCGCAAGGCGATATATCGCCTCAAGCCGCTCTTGGGGAGATGGAACGCCAGCTTCAATTATTCTGGCCTTGCGCTCGTCAGCGGTGATAATTGAAATCTTAAAGTGCCAATTGTGCGGATGCCGCCTTACGAGCTCCATATATCTGTCATCATCAGTCCACCAAGTTGCTTTGGTCGAAAATGACAGCGGGTAGTCTATTTCATCAAAGAATTTCATAAGATCCAATGTGATTCCGTAATGATGTTCGAATTCATCAAACTGATCTGCCAAAGCCCCCCATTGCATGACATAGCGCCCCGTTACATAAGGGATGAATTGCCGCTGCTCCTTGTTCAACTTATCCCGATTGCCAGATAGGATTGCCGCAAACATAGCCTTAACCTTGTCCGGATTAACTGCCCTTACGTTTTTGTCCAAATACCCCTTCGTGATATGAGACTTTTGAAAGAAGGAAAAGCAGTACAGACATCCGAATGAGCAAACGGAATAAGTGTCAAACGTCATGGGCATTGAACAATCCAGTATCTCTTGTGACCATCTTGGAGAAACATAATCCAACTTCATAGTCTCACCTCCATTTCTACTTCCCCGCCCACTGCTCGAACGGGACATGCCCCCCTTTTGATCCACCATGCAAAGGCTGCGCTGCCACTTTCTGTTTTGAACACAATCCTTTGTGCTCCATGCCCAGCCGCCATCGCTTTCAAGTGTTCTAACATTGCTTTTCCAATCCCCTTGCCTTGGTGCTCTTCCAACACCGCAAAGGCAATCAAGCGGAAATCCCGCGCCATTAGCAGCCCACAATAGAATCCGACATAGCCAAAAACGTATCCAACAAAGCTGATACTTTTGCTCTTTTTCGCATACCACCGCGCTGTGCGAATATAGGCATACATTCTCTTAGACATTGCGCTACCGCAACCATAGCAAATATCGTGAACCAACTGCTCCTCATCCTCTGTATATCGCCTTATCTCCATGACGGCTCCCCATATGCACTCCATGCTCCCGGAAACTCTACGGCATATTTGTATTGCACATCCGGGAAAGGAATATCACTCAACGCTCCACGATCCATGACCAGGTTGCACCGCCAGGGCCTCGGGCCGCGCCAGCCGCCTACCTCCCCCAACAGCGCCGGGTGAAAAAACTCCCGCCGGAAGTCCCACAAAACAGACCAGTCCACACCTTCGACCGATTGCATCTTGATAATCTCCGCCATCTGCCTGTCTATGTAGTACCCCAAATAACGTGTGCGCCAAAATAGCTTTTTGTACGCGCACAAACTGGTCTCAATGTTCCAGTAGTCTATGGGCAAGCTAGCATGTTCCTCCTTCAACTCCCGATAAAGCTGTTTCAACCGCCTGTGCAAATACTTCCATTGGTCATTTGTCAGGGGCCGCTTTACCCATCCATCCTTATGCGTTGCATAACAAAGCCCGTTACGACAGCTCTCGGCATTGCGTAGATCAATGCCCGTGGGGGCCATCGGAAACTTAGTCAGCCGGTGAACGGCCTCCAAAAACAAAAACAAAGAGTAACGGCTGAAATAGTACAGTTTCCCCATGCACTCATAAGCTGCGTCATACGTCTCGCCGGGACTTGGACGCAACAGACGCTTCCAAGTCTCCACTTGCGAGTCCCCCATCATCTTTCGGTAAGAAACGAACATCCGCACAAATTGATCTTGGGTCTTGACCCTCAACCGGTCAGTCTGGAAAAGGCACCTGTGCTTGTTAGCCGCCCACCAATTCTCAAGCCGCCGCACATCAACATTTTCGTAGTCAGGGAACTCGCTAATCATATAGTAGGCCGTGGCTGCACAGTAAGAGGCAGCGTATAACCAGGCCAGCCAACATCGTTGTTCTAAAGTCAACTCAAACCGGTCCGCTACGTATCTCAATGCAGGATAGGCTGGATCGCAATCCCCAATGCGCATCATCAAAACATGGTACTTTTTGTAGCCTTCCCACCTGCTAAATCGAAAGTCCAGCACTTAGCTCCCCTAGCTCTATAGCCCGAAATGGCGGCACCGGTCTTGGCTCAACCCCAGCGCCGCGCCTAGCTATATCCACCGTAGAAACCACAAAAACGGCCCCGCTCGCCACAAAATAATGCAAAGGTCTTTGAAGGTTCCTAACCGCCCAAACCTTCCCGCCTTGCAGCCAAACAGCCGCCACAGAACCCCGTATGGACGATGCAAACTTCCCGGGATCTACGCCTTTTTCTAAAATGCGCGCCAGTATTTCAGCGTCATTATTGGAGATACAGCACACCCCAAATTCTTCTTCCCATTCTTCCTTGGGGGCCATTGTAATCACGCCATTGAGAGCAACGGATATAAAGCCAATGTCTATGGGTTGATTGTTGGCCATCACGCGCCAATCGCCACTAGTGGAATAACGATTGTGCCAAATGGCACGGCCGTTTTCACAAACCGGCCCCATCTGGTCCCGATTGGGGAAAGAAAACCACTTGCGCGTTACTATGCAATCGCCCTCATAATAGGAAACACCAAACGCATGTAGCCCCCGTATTTTAGCCTCTTTAGCTAAAGAGTAGAAAAGTTCAAAGTGTTCTGGCACAGGATTTTGGGAATAATAGCCAATGATCCCACACATTAGCCGGTCACCACCACTTCCCCATTCATCGCGGCTGCATACCGCAAAAAGTTGCGCTCGCTCTTTGTGCGCGTGGCCTTCACAAATGTGGGGGTGATCTTGGAACCCGCTGCCCTTAGCCTCTTTATCGACGTCATAAGGGGGCATCTAAGCAAAAAGAGTTTGGCCGCATAACCCCGCCGCAGTATGTGCTCAAACAGCCGCCCGTTGTTAATCCGATCCCCCTCCAAGACTATGTCCATGTGCGGATACAAACGGTCAATCTGTTTCAGAATCCGGGGCAAGGCATTGTAAGGGAGCGTGTCTGTCCCCTCTGTCCTGAGCCCAACGTCATACTTGCCGATCAACGCACACCCTTCGCACAACGTATAAGGCACGTTGCCCTCTACTATTTGACTGTCCCCCGTAAGCCAGCGCTGTTTGACAAATGTCGTCTTGCCCGAACCGGATTGGCCTATCACAATGTAAATCATCCCATTTCAATGACCATAGTCCGCGCCCCTGGTTTGAAGGCATGCTTTTCAAAGCCGTTATTGACCAACCAGGACTCGGCCTCTTCCTTGCTAGGGAACGAAAGGTATACTACATAATTGGCCCCCTTGTCGTTTGCCTTTTCCTCTAGCTCAGAAATCTCATCTTCTATGTCACTCAAGTCCAAGTCATCAAAATCAGCCGTCAACACGGCAATCTCTTCAGGACCGAAACCGGTTAGGGGAGTTAGCTCAGCATCTAATTCGGCAAAGACCGCCCGCAGTTTTTCATAGTCCCATGTGCCCTCGATCTTGTTAAGTGCCAAGTTCAGTGCTTTTTCGCTTTCCGGGTCTATGTCAATTTCCACACATTCAACCTCATCAATCCCCAATTTAGCGAGGGCCTTGGCGCGCTGCTCCCCACCCACAATATGCCCTGTCCGCTTGTTCACCACTATGGGTTCCACATACCCAAACCGTTCAATGCTTGCTGTCAATTTATCTAAGGTAATATCATCAATCTGGCGAGGGTTATAGGGGGCAAACGCCAAATCCGACACTTTCTTTTTGACGATCTTCATTCTCTCCTCCCTTCGCAGGCAAAAAACAAAAGCCCCCGCCCTTTCGGACAGGGGCCTGTGTCTCAGGCTATGCCTGCTATTGTATTATAGCATTCAAGATGCTTCGGGGCAACTGCGCAAGGTCATTCACCTGCATTATTTAACAGAAGACCTCTTAGGTTAAAAAAATCCCCTCAAAAAGGACTTGACACATGGACCGAAACATGTTATAATACTAGTAGAAAGGGGGAGGAAAGAAAGCCCCCGAAAAAGAAAAAGGAGGAGACAAAGATGAACTTGAATGAAAGGATCGAGGCACTAAAGAAGGCCCAGGAAACTTATTGGAGGTCCGAAGTTGAAGACCGAGATCTTGAAAGAATGCTCGACAAGCTGATCTTTGTCCTAGAGCAAGCAGCCGACAAAATGCGCTGGATCCGTAACGGCCTAGAAAAGGTAGAGCAAGGCAGCCCCGTTGGCTGGAACAGCCTGGGAGAGCTCCAGTCTACCGCAACCGAGTTCGAGGTGGCGGTAGGTCAGGCAAAGGTTTTGGCGGACCTGCTTGTTCTCAAGATCAAGCATGGTGTGCCAGAGGATCTGGCGGATAGCATCCGCCAGGGGCTGTAAAGGGAGGCAGAGATGAATCAGGACCTTATCAAAAAGATCTTGGAAGATGCCCCCGAGCCAGGCCGGTCCAATCCAGACCTGGCAGGATGGAAGCTCCCGAACGGGCTGGTGCTATGCGCCGAGTGTTCGGGACGAATCATGATGCGTGGATTTAATCTCCCGAATGCCTCGACCCCACTTTGGCGGGATCGAAAGTTTCCCATTACGAAGTGCGTGGGGTGCGGAAAGGAGGTGGCGTGATGGCAAAGATAAGTGCACGAGGAGATAGGGGGCTAGACGGGGCCAAGTTCGTGGATGATCAGGATAGGGCTTGGGCAAAAGCATTAGAGATGGCCCAAGAGATCAGATTCCGCGATTCTGGGCAAGCTCACGAGTGGGCATTTGAACATCTAGAAGAGTTTATGGAGGAGGAATCATGAGTGCTATTGTGCCAGACAGAAAAGAGATCTGGTACTTGGTGAAGGCCGCGGAAACGTACCGAGCCCGATTGGGGTTTCACTACTGGGATGGAAAGCTACATGAAATTGCCGACATCAAAGATGCGCTTCGAATAGCGCAAATGCTGTGGGATGAAGCCCTGCACGCTGTCTATATCCGATATCCTGACGGTGAGATCCCCGGGCCAATTGACGAAGACTTCATCGTCAGAGAGGAAGACCACAGCAAGTTCATCTGGTACCACATTGACCCTGTACAGGTCCTCAAATCCTGCGCGTACTACGAATATCAAGCATGCGAGGATCCCGAGTATCACAAGTCCGAGGCCAGGGCCTTCATTGAGGCCCTGAGACACCGGGCAATACAAGCCCTGCCAGGGTATGAAGAAGCTATATGGGGAGCTCCAGAACCGTGGGCCTATATGCCCGAAGGAGATCTGAAATAGGTGGGCCGTTCAAAGAATGATAAGGAGGTGGTGTTGATGGCAACCGTGGAAACTGGGCCGATTGGAGAAATCAGGATGGACTACCGGGAGTGGGCAAATGTACCAGAGCGCAAGAAATCTCCAGAGGTAGACTTCGGAGTGCATTGGTACTTGTCGGGTTCCGGGCCAGGCCTTGGATGGACATGGAGAGTGTCGTGGATACAGGATACTGGTGAGCTGTATGGCGTCGAACAGTCTCCATCCCACGATAAGTTTGTGGTGCTTGGTGTCTTCAAGACAAGAGAAGAAGTCGAACGGGCCATGGAGGGGTGGGCAGAAAGGGCCATGCAAGTTGGTCCCCTAGTAAATTCTATACAGAGAATGGGTTTATGAAAGGAGGGCAGAATGAGGCCATGGACTAGGATGAAAGGAGATCCACGATGGATAGAGGCCAAATACGGTGGTCTGTGCTCTCAGTGTGGGGCGGAACTGCACCCTGGGGATCGCATTCTCTATTGGCCACGAACTCGCACTGTGATGTGCGAAAAGTGCGGCGAATCTGCCTGGCAACGGTTCGTCTCGGAAGCCGCGGATGAAGAATTCATGTCTGGCGGCCTATTCTAGGAGGTAGCATGGCAAAACTACCGGGAGGACTATATCGGATCTGGAAAACAGGCAGCCAGCGATTCGTTACTATTCCACTAGACAAGGTACGCCTACTTGATATCCCAGACCGAGCCTTAGCCAAGTGGCATGTTCCCGCAGCCATGCCCAGGGAGCGGCTCAAGCAATTGCTCAAAAAGCGGGGCGTACTGCTTTTGGAAATCATTGTACCTGGAAATGAAGCAGACTTTGATATGTAGGTCAAATTGAAAGACGGGAAATGAGATGGGGGTACGCAATGGAAAAGATACTGGTAACATTAAGGTTACCAATTAGCATTATACTATGCAGTTTCGCCACACGTGGCGGGGTAGCTGCGTATATGGGCATAATCCAGGGAAGGGCCCTATGCACGGGGCTAGGGATTTTGAGTGCTATTGGCAGCCTTTACATCATTCTTGCGCTGTGGGCTCGAAAGTGGCCATTCCAGTAGCCAGGTTCATTACAAGGAGGCCAAGGTGAAAAATCTCGGGGCAGCAAAGAATAGCGAGGGAGGAAATCCATGAAAGACATGGTTGAGGGAGCACGCACGTTTTTGATTTTGTACCATAAAAAGCCTTTTCGTTGGCTCTATGCCAGCGATGAAGAGGTCATAACTGAACTGGCCAAGATCTGGCAAACGTTTATTGATTATATAGTTGAAAAACTGACAGAATGCAATCAGTAATCAATGTTCATTGACAGCAACGTTTTAGTGGCCCTCCACTATTGTGAAGGGCCACTATCACTAACATGCTAACAACGGCATACTAGCGTGCCCAGTAAGCATGCCTCAAATGTGAATGGATTCCATTCGCCCCATGGATGGATTTCAGCCGCCGGTGTTACGATATATTGGTTTGCTACATGATCCTTACCTGATAGCGTGACTTATATGCCCCAAACTAACAGATCGTGCTACTTCGCTTGACACTAAAACGCGAAAGGAGCAAAACTTTTGCGCCTTTCGTGCGCCTTTGTCAAGTAGCGTGCTACCCTCAATATAGTAGACAGTCTATCGCCCAATTTTATCCCTGCTAAAATTCAGCGGGCGCTAACTTTGGTTGCCATAAAGTCAGAGGCAAAAGATCCAGTGCAATAACTTGCCAAATCTGGCAAGTTACCAATCATCGATTGTAATAGTTGCCCGAGCCATGGATATCCAGCTTTCGCGGCTTAGGTGAAGGATCGCCAACTCCCACATGGCAATCCTTGAATTCTAACTTCGCCGTCTGCCCCTCAAGTGCCTTCACGCGCTCAAGTAATTCCTGGAATTGTCTCCATGTGGGGTGCGGGCCGTAGGGCATATTTTCGTTGCTCGATGACAATTTCAGTGCTCGCCTTCCACATCTGAGACAAATTCCTGCTGTACTTAATTGTTCTCCACAATACGGGCAAAGGTCAATCACTCCTCCTCCTTTTCCGACTCGACTGCCATGCGGCAATGACAACCGCCTTCGCCCCACTCCCATTCATCAAGTTCCCGTATCCAAAGCTCTACTCTCGGCTCCCGCCTATCCCATTTCTTCTCTGAAACTTTTCTCACAATATAACGGTCATCAGAGATCACGTCGGCTTTTTCCAGGCAATCTTGGACAAGCTCCAGCGATAGATCAGATGTCCATTTGTGCCGCATAAAGACTCGTGCTTGCAACTCCAGTGGATGTTTTTGGGAGCCTAGTCTCTGCCTTGCCCATTGTGGTACTTGTCGCTCAAAGGTCTCCTCATAGTGAAGGGCTTCGGCGCTCTTTATAATCATCCAGCGACCCGTCCTTCGATCACGAACGATTCGCCGAGAGTTGGACTTACGCGCCGGCTGCCCGTAGATGACCAGGTGAATGCCCTTCATAATACTCCGTTGAAGTAGGCCAGCGCAATATCCCGAGTCTTTCGTTCCACCAACTTGCGGGCAGCCCGAAAGTCAAACTTGCCAACTCTGTGCTTCTTTACAAAGCCCCAAAGCTCCTCGTTGAACACATCATGCCATGCCCGCCCCAGGATCTCGGGCATATTGCGCACACTCACCGAGCCCCGCTCATCATGTATCTTGTCAATGATCTTGAGCACTAGGTGCTCAGTTACACAGGCTGCGGCAAACTGAAGCTCTACTGGCTCTTTATGCCCAGCACCGAAATGCAGTTTGTTCTTTTCCCTGAAATCAGCAGAGACCAACTTGCCCCATACCGTACGGCCATAGCAGTTTACAAAGTCATATCTCTTGGCCACGATACCTTCGCGTTCACCACCACCCAGTAGGCTAGGCTCCTGAGTCAAGGGGACAAGATCCGCCACGGTAGGATTCTCCATGACCGCAATATGTGGCACCATCTCTATCTTGAATGCAGAGAGAACATCTTTGTATTCTTGCCAAGGAATATAGCTACCATCCCGCAACTGCACGTCGAACACGTACAGCTTGTTCATGTACTCAATGGGATAGACAACGCTATGACGAACTAGCCACTCACCTCGCAAGATCCAATCAGGATGGGATTGAAAAAGTTCTTTGATTCCATCGTGGGCTAGCACATATTCGACAAGGCCCCTGAAACCGTTAGGAGGTTCACCGCCAATAGATATAGCCCGGTTACGCGTACAAACTAAAAGCCCAGCATCCTCATCCCATGCTACGGTGGCATTAGCTCCATCAATCTTCTCTTGTACAACTACCGTGCCATCAAGCAGGCCGTCTACTTCATCGTCGCCAAGTCGCTCGACATGTTGATAACGATATAGCCAGTCACCGTACAGCTTCCTTTGCTCTCGCAGCTTGGCCTGGAATTCCGCTGCCTTCACGACCGCCCCCCTTGTTATATCCAACCGCTGGAACTAGGTGTAGCCTCTGCTCGCCTCCGTCAACTAGCACTGCTCCTTCAATAGTGATCCTGCGAATGCGCCCCTGATGCATATGCACCACTAGCTGCCCTGTATATCCCAGATTGGCTAGCTCTTGTAACTGACGATCACACAGCTCTATATCGGCAAGCGACACCTAGCTCCTCCGCGGCCGCCATGATACTGGACACACCCCCCACTCCCCATTTTCATCGGGTTTATAGGGTTCGCTCTCTTTTATCACACGCAAAGTACCAGATAGCCACCGCAGAGGATAGCCACCCGTAGGACTTAGTAACAGCTCGACATCAACTTCGCGCACAGTCTTATCATTCCATCCTGGAACTTTGCGCACTCGTTGGATTTTATATCCTTGAAAGACCGGGATAGCGGGCTCCGCCTTGGAATCCCGAAAGGTTAGCTGGGCAAACTCACGCCAACTCTTCCTGGGCTTATCTTGAGGCCCCCTCATTAGAGCCTCAAGAAACCCCTTGACGACAGCCTTGATTGCTGGTACCTCTTTCGGCCCAGGCTTACCTTTCTCAGTCACGGTGTCCCCTTGTAAGGCCCTACTACGTCTACTGCACGTACCTCTAGGGTGTGCCCGCCCACATCGATAATGCCGGTCTCGCCTTCAACTCCTACATATTGCAACATAGGCCCTACCAACATGGCACGGTCTACCGTCTTGATATATTCACCATCAAGATAGATTTCGTAGTCGGCCACGTTAGGGCTGGGCACTGGCCCAAGCACGCCCCACTCATACCCCCACATCTCGCCGGGGACCACCGAAAACGCTACGGCTAGCCCCGCCAGCACTACAGCAATGCCCACCACTACACCAATCCACCAATTCATGTTTCACCCCCCAATCCTTTCCCCTTGAAGACTCCCCTAATGGGAATTTCTACGCGCCCTTTTCCTCGGGTCCCCTTTTCCCAGAACTCCAATACCAGCACAGGGCTCAAGTCATCTACCCCATGCGAAATGCCAACAAACGTCAAGTCTTTGACCTGCTCCCCGTCAATAAAAACTCTTGTCGCCCAAGCCGCCCCAAACCGCACCTCTACATCCCGTGATACGAGCTTCTCTTCTATATTCATATTCCCCCCATCAGTGCATTTCCAACTGCCCAAGCAGCAAGCCCCAATGTAACGGCTATTGCCACCAAAAGGACCCATTGCCCGGCTCTGTATACTACGCGCCCTTTCTTGGGCAACCGCTGCGCCTCTCCGTCTGATGTAGTCACGTAGAACCAGACAGACCAGCCCATAGCTGCTAGGGTAAGAAGCACAGCAAATCCCAGGAATGGAGCTGCTATATTAGGCATGGGTCCCTCCAGGAAAAACAATTATCCCCTCATCCCCAGCGCATACTTCAAAGCCCGCCTCTTCCAGCACATGCTCGACAACCTCTATGAGATCCGATGTGGGCTGCAAAACAATCGCCCATTGTCCAGGTTCAGCACTAATAGTAATCTGGGGATTCAGACAAGCTTTCCTAACGATCTTTGCATACAAACCGACCGCCCCCTCTGGTCACATTCTACACAATCTGGACCAATCAGACAAACAACTGTACCCGTTGCCAAATTGGCCTTTCGTCCCGAACCACCTCAGAATACGTAAATGCGTGGGCATAGTGATCCGGCCCGCTCTCTACCCAAGATGCGTACTCCTTTCCACCGCCCCGGACGATCTGCCTAGTTAGCACCCGGAAATGTTTGATCACCTCCTCTGGCAGATCCTCGGGCACTGATTCTTCCTTGTTCAGTATGCGGGCAAAAGCACGGTCCATCGCCTCTGTCCGAGGGACCGTGATAATCGTTACCCCATCCTCCTGTGTCTGTTTCCCCCCAATCGCCGTTGGGCTAGTATGGTAGCGTATAAGCACGACGCGCCCGGGGAACCTTCTGGCAAACTCTTTTGCCTTAGTTGTCTCTGGCATCGCATCAATGCCGCACATCTGAACGTTGTACGCCTGCATTTTTCTTTCCAGCTCATGCCAGTCACACGTTCCTGTCCATACCGTACCCCCCTCTATGCGTCGTATCCACACATGAAGCACAGCCCCCACATCAACCCCCATGACCGTTGGCCGATCAGAGCTAAGAGCCATCTGGCCGCCTCTTGGCAGAGCCCTGAATGCTTGCTCGTCTATTCGTGCCCCTTCTTGGGCATACGGCAGGCCAAGGTGAAAGTTGTAAAACACCTGCATCTTGGTGGCGTCTCCCTTGGCCTCTTTCCAAAGCTCCATCAACTCCCAAGGTCGCACCGTGGGGGATATGAGCTGCGACATTCTAAATGACCGATAGGGGGCATCCGGATTAAGTGCCCGCCACTTACCCGAATACTTATCAATAGGGCATCCGCACTCGGGGCAGACAATACTTTCCGGTTTCCCAGGGTCAATACTATCCGGCCAACGCGGTTCGGCTCTTGCCCCGCACTCTGGGCACTCAATCTCCCAAACTTCCTGCGTGCCTTCTAGGTAAGCCAGATGGATCCCGGATTCGGGAAACTGTGGGTTCGAAAGGTCAACTTTGTACTTGTACCGGCTAGCGCCCAAACGAGATTCTGCTTGCTCGCGCCCCTCGGGGTCCATGGCCCCAAACTCATCTCGCACCAAGGCACCGACCGGAATCTCAAGCAGTTTTTGCTTTGAGTTAGCACCGCGCAGATACAGAGACTGCCCAAACCCAATCTTGAGCCCTACGTTATCTGTGTCCGTAAATGCGTGCTTGAGGTAGGGAGACAGTTTGATCGCTTTGTTTACCCGAGCTTGGGCGAAATCTGAAAGCTGGCGATCCGTGGGGAGCATGTACAGCACGCCCTCTTGCCGTCTGTCCATAAACCAGAATGTGAAGTTTAAGGCTGCTTCGGTCCAACCACTCTGAGCACACTTCATCACCACAATGCGCCCACCAGGTAAGAGTGCGCCCATGGCCTCGTATACCGCCATGAGATACGGCTGGCGGAACGGCTCATCTGCAATGCTGTACGCCCCGCCATCCGGCATTCGCCGATGTGCTACAGCCCACCAGAGAGGGGTAGTCCCTTCCAGGGCTCGTATGCGTTGAGCTACAGCAACCGGACTAATCACCGGCATTCTCTTCCCCCTTGGCCATCATCGTTGCCCTGCGCCACACCCGTTGGAGTACCTCTGCTTCCTCATCTGTGACCTCTATTGGCCGCTCTGTCATCTCTATTCGCTCTGTGGGCTCCCCCATCAGTAATTGCTCGATCCGTATCAATTCTCCCGCCGTGCGCACAATCTGGGGCAGTAACCTCGCACGCGTAGCAGCTGGCAACTGTGCCCATGCTCTGCGTATCTCCTGAATCGTCTCCTGGGGATCATTGGCCGTAGGGACCAGGCCACGACCCACTTCCCGCGCTAGCCCCACCAAGTAATCTCTCAGCCACTTGATAACTTTGGCGGTCCGCTCTCTTTCAGATTCATTGGCCCTAACGGCCCGGGCCGCGTTTTGCCTAGCACTTTGTTTGAGATTATCCACAACCGTAGTTCTCCAGTATGATTCTCTCTGTGCCCTCCATTGCTCTTGTGCGGAATATTTTTCGACTGTGCGGATAGCCACACCATACTTTGCGGCAAGTGCCCGCAGTGATGGCCGCTCCGGTGAGGTCACGTACTCAACCCGGATCGCTTCTTTAAGGGCTTCTTCTAGTTTTCTCATCGTGTTCTATTCTAGCCCTCCATCTGCATGTGGGCCAAACATGATGCGGATACCGAACATCTCCCACAGTATCTTTCGGTAATGTCGAGAAGGGACTTCCTTGCCTCGTTCCCACTTGCCCCAAGTGGCTCCACGCTCTTTGCGCACATCTTTTAATATCGCCGGCAAGTCCGACCGCCTCATAATTGGATACATATCACCTCCCTATATCTTGCCGCGAGAATGCTCTACAAACTCTCTGCTTTTCTCCCTTTCGGTCTTCATGCAAAGTGGCACAAGGCTGAACCCCCAATTGATCGTATACTCCTTCCCGCATACCGGGCACGTCCATGTTTCCGTTTCGGGGGTACAGCAAGCCCCATCATGACTTCCACAGCTTGGACAAACTATGTCAATGATCCATCTGGTTCCCACGGTTAGTCCTTTCATTCTCCACAATCATACCCGGCCCATTTGGCCCACTCGCGCAGAGTGGGCTTTCGTTTGGTCTCCTCTTTGTCCTCATCGATCGCTCGGTCAAGCGATTTCTTCTTAACCATCGTCCTCTTTACCATTCTGTTTCGACCACTACCGGCCAGCCCCACCGATGTAACCACTCTTCTAGGTAACGCTTGAGCCCATCCGCGCTAGGGCTGGCTTCCGACACGTACGCCACATACACATCATTCCGACGCTCCACATTGGTGCATTTCAGGTCGCCAAAGTTTACCGACCCTGGATTCTTCACAAGCCGGTCCAACCGTTCAATATCTACCGTGTACTGCAACTCCCCATCCGGGTAATACAAGACCACAAGGAGGAAGTTCACACAATCTTGTATGATCTCCTCCGCCGGTGGGCGCAAATCCTCCGGCAACTTCTCCCATTGCTTCTTCCTCATTACATGAAAGTACATGGTGCCTCCTCTCCTCCAGTATTTCAATTATCTCTTCATGCAGCAAGAGGGCTGGGTATGCAAAGAATGTCCAGTTCATTTTCTCTTTTTGAGAACCAAAAACGTCGGTTTCAACTGAACCGTAAATGTGGGTGCAACATAGTAGACAGCTCGCAGATGTTCGCCCCAATCAAGAATGCCTTTTTCGCGACAGAATCTATCAAAACACGATATGCAGATCATGTCCAGCCGCAAGTCTTTCGGTTTGTCGCCCATTACCTGCTGCCAAAACCGATCTGTGACTGAAAAATCGAACTGTATCTTTCGCCCACAGGCTGCGCATACGCCCTCTTGATTTGGTACAGCCTCAACCCGATCTGAAGCATCTTCAAGCTCGATCACCAGAGGCCGACCTATATCCGCAAAAGCTTTCATGGCTCACCCTCCTTTCTCCTGCCGCACAGCCGCTTTCGCTCATTTGTTAGCTTCCTCCCACAGTCTTTCGTAGACCTCCTCATCCGTCATCCCTCGATCGATTCCTCCCTCTTCAGTATGGCCACACTTGCACCACCAGAACCAAGGATATTGCGGTGGATATGAAGCCAGTACGCGCGGTTCGTAACGTTTGATCATCCGCTTTCCACATCGAGGGCAGACACGAGTTTCGCTCATGGACGGTTCCATTCCATCACGCCCCTCTCTTTCTCAATCCCAAATCGCAACGCTTCTTGGCCACCGCATTGCGGTTCCTTGCCTTTCCTCGTGCTCGGTTACAGGGAAGGTCACTTATCGCTCTGGCAAGCTCTTCATCGGCCATGTACTGCCAGTTGGCGTACAAATATTCTATTTCTTCCCGAAGCCACCTATCTTTGCTATCCTGAATGCGGTGCGCTGCAGCGGTCCGAGCAGATTCTCTAAGCTTTCTCCATTTCATGCTCTGCCTATAGCAGCGTGTGCGAAACAGACTCCACACAAACTCTTCGGTATCGCCATATTTCTCTGCCAACTTCTTTACCGTTTCAGGTTTGGGTTGCCCCCTATAAGCATCAACCTCCCGAATCAGTTCTTTGAGCTGAGTCTGTCTCCACAATGTCCCTTTAGGAGTAGACACTTTTACTAGCATTCGCCCTCCTCCTATTCCACCGCTGCCCTGACCAAGACCGTGTAGGTAATCTCGTTGTGCCCTGGAAAGGTCTGAAAGTTCACGGAACGCCCTGTAAGACGCAACCACCAGTAACGCAATTTGCTCCTCAGAGACCATGTAAGCAGGCGGTCTATCCTCATCTTTAGCGCCGTATTCCCCAGGAAGATGCGATGATAGCGAGCAAACTCTTGACGGCATTCATTCTCCAAATGAGTTACGGCATAGTCCAAGGCCCCTGCAATGTCCGGTACACAGACCCGAGCACGCCACTCCCGGACCTCCAGCCGCTTTCGCTTAGGTTCAATTGGCTTGTCAGACTCAACGTATACCGATATGGCCTCCGGCAACTCAAACATCTCCACCGTATCTACGTGCTTGGGTATCTCCTGGATAGTTTTTCCCTCAGTGATAGCAGCACCAATCTCGGGAGGAAAGCAAAGCTCTGTCTCTTTGAGCGTAATGCTAGTAGGACACCGAAAGCGTTCAAATATTAAATGTAGCCTAGTCATCGGTTCCCTCCTCCAATGCTGCGAGGGCTTCCTCCAGCGCCTGGAACCGTTTGGCTGACTCTTTGATCGGATCGACTGTTTCAAACTGCCTTCCCAGTGCCACATAAGCCCGTGCTGCCTCGACCACCGCTTCCGACCGCTCTAATCGTGCAAACAGCTCTCGCACAACTTGGCACAGCCAAGGGTTATCCTCACGGCACGCAGCGATGAAGTCAGCATCTGCCTGGCGCACTTCAACGGAAAGACAGTCCTCATCCTCTGGATATGGGCCAAGCACTTCAGGGTCTGACAGCCATCTGTTCTGCGACCATAGCCCCCAATACCTGCCCGCGCCATCTTCAGGGATTTCATCCCACTTCCACGGCCCTGGCGTCGCTTTGGCCGCCCGAGCTTCAATCTCTTCGAGCCGCTTGAGGATCTCTTGATTCATCATTCACCTCTTCCAACGCTCTGAGGGCTTTTCCTAAGTCCATCATCGCGCCTAATAATCCAGGCATTTCTCTTTCGAGGGTCTGCCACTCAAATTGACGATGCAATAACAATTGCACCCTCCGTGCCGCTCCGGCCACTGCCTCTAGTTTCTCTATCCGATCCAACAGATCCTGAATGGCCTCCCTACGCATCCTCCCCAACTTTCCGCTCATATTGCTCCTCCTCCAATGCAGTCAGGACTTGGCGCAAACGATTTTGGGCAATGCATGCTTCATCTTCATAAGCATGTGTCAGCGGCATATTCGCCATCGTTTCCGCCGCCTCGGCTACTGCCAGAAGCCTCCGCACTAGTTGACGCAACCAGAACATGTCCTCCCGGCTATGAGCAATGAATTCGGCATTTGCATAACTTTCATCGTTCCAAACGTCAATTCGGTCGCCGCACCTGATAACTTGAGAGGACCCTAGTGGTTCAACAACATGTCCCGCTAATCTCCATGGCCCCGGCGTCGTCTTCGTTACCCGTCTCTCGATCTCCTCAAGCCGCCGCAGGATACGTTCACGGTTCACTCGCGGTCTCCTCCCTGTCTCTCCCGTACATAAATACCCATTTCCCAATCTGATAGAGCACGAAAAATAGGCCCGGGATTACGAGTAGAAAAAGCACTGGCCACGCCACACAACAGAGGACTGTCCAGTCATCATCTATTCTTGCGGACGTGAGCCGTGCTATCAGGCCGCCGATGACTCCATAGAGTACGAAAGCCCCGATCCCGGCAAACACAAATATAACTGTCATTCGCTCTGCTCCAGTGCAATCAAGGCAGCGCGGCAAATGGCGAGGGGAAGGGTCTCTCCCCCCATCTCTATGCCCAAGCCATGATTGCTCAAAACAAAAACCGTCCACTCAGGTATAGCGTAGGGTTCGTTCCGATCTCCCCAAGGGCTGTACATAGACACCCTCAATCGTTTCTCTAAAAGCTTTTGTACAACTTCCATTGCCGCCGCAATGTCGGTGGAGGGGGACCAGATGTCAATGACTTCGCCAAGCTTGACTACTCCAAAGTCACCCACCTCAAAGTGCTTTCCTTCGGACCATCCCATTATTTGCTCAGCTACCAGCCGGTCCCATTCCGGACCGGCTTCCATCCGCAAGATCTCTTCGCGGGTCATTTCGCCTCCCCCAACGACACATTTCCATGGCCGTCAACTGTTGCATAGCCCCAGGCAATCAACTGAAGCACAGCCCCACAAGCAACAGTAAGCCTGGCTGCCCTTTTAATTTCTATTGGCTCAGGTATAGCATCGGCTATCTGATCAACTAGTTTGGCATATCTCATACTTCCCTTTTGTAGCCGATCTACTGCCAGCTGCAGGGCCTCCTTCAATGCTTCCTCAACTTCCACAGTTGACTTTTTAGATTCTTTGTTCATCACGATAAAGTCACCCCCATTTTCTGAACTATCACCTCTCGTAGCCCCTCAGCCAACTTTCGTATTTCCCATTGAGCACTCGGAGACGCCCTTAATTCGATGAAATGTTTCCACATCTCTATGCTCATACTCGCAATAAGGTTGGTTTTAGCCCCCAAGGGATAAATGAACCGGGCATCTTCTTTAGGCACTCCAGCTTCTATTAACCTGGTATATGCTTTTTCCGCATAAGCCACCGCAGCGAAGAATGTGCCCGTATGATGTGAATTATTTATACTAGGAGGAACTTTGACCCCATTCTTTGTGGCATAGCAGTACCGTTGAGATTCTTGCATATAGCTAGCGATCCTGTGACGCACTATCTGATTAGCCACAATCCGGGAAATCCGCCGGAAGTGTACTGTAGCATAGCTGTGGCGTGGCAGAAATCTGGCGGGCACGGGGGGCTTGTAAACATCCATGAGATATACATTGCCGTCTACCACAGGAGCTGGCTCGGGATTCCCTTCTAGTAAGGCTTTCCATGGCCCGGGGAGCAAGGACACCATATCGCCTACTAAGTCACTACGCCGTTGTAGTAACTCATATATGGTCCTTGCATTCAAAGTGATATAGACAGCACCACGATCCAATGATGCAGCCCATCCGTGACTATCTGCCATCATCTCCACCACTTCTTCTCGAACTTGCCGGAACCCGTTAGGGCTAACATAGAAGGTGGCTCTGGCAAACTCTAGAGATGAAAGGTGTCCAAGCTCAATTAGTTTGCTCACTAGCCGGGCGTTATTCTGGGGAGATGAAACCGCAAACGAATTATGGGAAACTCTAGCACAAGCAGCTATTAACCCCACCGGGTTCTCCGTGCAATCGATCAGCTCAAACATGCCGTCCCCCTTTGGGTGGTGGGGCGGTCGAAAAAGGAGGTGATAGGCAGAATCGCCATGAACCGACCGCCCCATCACGCATAATTTTATTCCTCTTTGGGCTCTAAGTCAAGCACACAAATCCTGCCGATCTTCTGCATGATTCTGCGCCTGAACGATTTGTCCCAAAGTCGTGCAATCCACAACTTTGAGTCTCTGTACTCCATGAGGAGATCTATCTGGCCGCCCAAACTTACTCGCGGCCACGATTGCATTATGCTATTGGGGATGCCATCTGGTTCTATGCCCTTCCAACGACATACTTCCTCTGCAACGCCAATCGCAAGTTGTTTTGCGAGTGCTTCTGTGCAATGCAGCGTAATTTCTGAGTACATTATGCCTCCTTTACTGTATCTATCTTTTGTCCTCCATAGTACAGCACAAGGAGTTTTTCCCATTCATCAATGTCTAACGAGATCAGATAGCCATTATCGAGTTGGATCACTACCCGAACCGGTTCATTGTGGACATTGTTCTCGATCGAGGCTTTGATAATACTTCCAAGCTCTATCCCGCTGCAATATATCCCCATTTCGCGCCGATCTACCAAACTAACCATTGTCGCTTCCTTTCCCGGATTCCATCAGAATATCCGCCAGTTGCTTTGCTTCATCTGCACTGAACACAATATGAAAACCATAATTCGTGTAGACATGTAAATCTCCCAATCTGTCTACATGAACAGTGACTACCCCGCCCTTGTACTCTCCCACATTGCTTGCCCTCAGATCCTGTAAATACATCAGTCCACCTCCTCTTGGTCTTGGCCAATCACAATGCTTCCGCCATGAATTACCATCTCGTCTGGCCCATACTCTACCTCCTCTATCGCCCTTGCTTTCACCGTCCGCACCGGGACACGTGGAAGTACTCGGAACGTCCTCATGCGCTCTTTGGAGTAGCGTTGATTGAACTGCTCCCATGCCTCGGCCGGGGGCAGTTCAGCAAACCATCCCAGTACTTCTTCCAGGTCTCCTTCCGGCACACGTCGCAAAGCATTCACCACGTCTATATCCACAACCTCTACGGCATCCCGCAAGTCTTGTTCTTGAGCCCATCTAGAAGCCCGGATGAACCGCTTTACTTGTGCGCTGGTATAGCCAAGGGCCGCCCCGAGCTCGTAGACATCGTTCCAGCCCACCATGAAGGCCACGTTATGCTCCTTAAACCAACGGAATATATCGGCAATCAACCACATGGTAAATCGGACACTACGAGTTGCCGTTGAAAGTGTTGCGAGTTTTTCCTTGGCTTCCCGGGCCGCCTGCTTCTTATAAAACCAGAGTTGTTCGTGGGGAACCCTACGCCCCTCTGGATCTACTATTTCCAAGCCGCCGGTCAAGTCGCTTGGATCCCACCGCACGATCCGGTAAGGGATACCAGGACCGTGGAGCTTCATGTGGCATTGGTGACAGACTAGCATGAGGTTATCGGGTTCGTTCTCTTCGGCATCGGGGGGAGCACCGCCCATGCCTTGATGGTCTTTATGGGCTATTTCAAGCCCTTCTGTCATCGGCCTGCCATGAAATAATTGACACTCCCCTTCATCGCGCTGCCAGACATACTCCCGTACTTTTTTGCTAATCATCGACCGCCCCTTTCATTGAGTTTTGTTTGCCAATTTACTGCCCGTATTTCCCCGACCTCCTTTATGCTCCAGTTTGGCCCCGTGATAGGGATAATCCTCGCATCTGGGGCCAAGAACCGCCGCATAATCCGGGGGTCGTACCTGCGCTGGAACTCATCGTCCTCACCTCCTACTACTAAGTTAGTTGTCACGATTAGGGGTTTCTGATCTCTCCACCTGCGGTCCACCAATACCTCAATCGCCTCTAGTGCGTACTCAGATGGCTTCTCTACTCCCAAGTCATCTATTACAACCATGGTAGCATCTATGGCCCGCTTAAGTGGATCTTCTCCTCCATGTTGAATTGCCCACCTGCGTGCTAGGGCAAGCTCGGCCATGGGCCAATAGACATACCGCCCATGTGGCCATTTAGCATCAAGCTCGTTCAGTAAAGCCGTAACTAGTCTAGTCTTACCCCGTCCCGTCTTGCCCCACAGAAGGAGAGACCATGATTCACCCGCCACTATCTTTTGACAATATTCAAGGGCTTCGGCAATCCCGTCGTGTACTTCTATGGCCTCGAAACCACCGTGAAACCGCCGCCCTAGGGGTGCCCCCAAGATCACGTCCCCCTCCCGCAAAGCCTTGCTACCGCCTGGTTAAGGTCCTCCTCTATGCGGGCAGCATTTGATAGCCGTTGACCGTTGCCGTTTCTCTTGGGAGGCCTTCCCTTTTCCTTCCACTCTAAGGCCCTCTCGTAGTATTCATCGTAATGCTCCTTGCTAAACAAGGTTGCAGGCCGCAGATAGACCCGCATTCTATCATCATCCCCCCATTCTTGGGCGAAGTAGTCAACGATAAGCTTGAGATGTTCCTTGGGCTTTCCTTCCTTCAACCTCGCCCGGATATACTTCATCTGCCCGCTGTCGGGGGGGAACCGCCGGCTACATTGCTTGTTTAGATACTCCCGGATTTCTTGAGCATCTTCCTCTAGCTGGGGTCGCCTGATAGGGCGAGACGAAGTCTTACTATCATCTCTATTACTGTCTTTGTCTATACTGCTTTTATACTTCCCGTGATTCTGCGGGATGGCTTCCCGTGATTCTGCGGGATGGCTTCCCGTAGTTTCGCGGGATGGGATTACTGGATATAACCTACGAGTCCTTTTGCCTGCTGCCCCCCATTCACGTCGCAAATATCCCTTAGATACTAGAGCCGAGATATGACCCTCAACCGTCCGGGGATTCATTCCCAGTTGTTCTCCCAACCAACTATTGCCCGCCCAGCAATACCCATTAGTTCCTACTAGCCCATAAATCCTTCCCCAAAGGATCTTTTGGGCTGCATTAAGGTCTTTGGCACATGCAATTGCCGGGGGAATCAACACCCAGCCTATTTCGTGCTCTTGTGCTCTCTTTGTGCTTCCTGTTTCCAGTTTTTTGTCTACCATGCCGACCGCCCCCTGCTTTGTTTTCCCGCACCATCCCCTTTCCAGCGCCAGACGCCAATGGGTCTATGGTGACACTCCCTTCTCTTGCTCTTCTTATACCCTACGCACTCCCAGCCCGGTTCTTTGAAGACCGCCCCCAATGCCCTCAGGTCTACTGTAACTGGAAGAACCCCCAGACGTTCCCTTACATCATCAATTGTGACCGTGCCTTGTTCCCGAGCAATCTCCTTGGCTATGATGCGGCCAGCGTTGATGAGCCCCGCCCGGTCTTGTTCGAATAGGCCCATTACATGCACTATCTACCCCCTTTCTTGACAGCGGCCCCCGGGGGCAGTACAATCACAATGCCGCCGGGGAACCGGTGACCACTCATACCTTCCCCGTCCGGCCTGGAGCCGCCAACTCCAGTCCGTCTGATCCCCTGCCTCCCCCAATAGGGAGGCCCTATATTATAACGCATCGTCTGCATCAGATAGCTCTCCTATGCTGATATCCATTTCTGGCTCCCGGTTTCTTGTGATATTGAAGATTATCTGGCGCAGAGTCTTAATCGTTTCCCTCGATATATAGGGGTCATGAAAATAGGGATTCTTCTTGGTCTCTACTTTGACGTGCTCGGGGCGTGGAAGCCACCCATCACAGACTCGTTCCTTGGCCCAATCTGCTATTTGGTTCCATTTGTCAGAGAGGCTCATTATGCGCCCCAATAGCAGACATGTGCCGACATACGGCAGACCATTGCCTTGATCTTGTATGCGGAAGAATGCACACGTATCACAGCTCCTTCGATGACAGCGCAAGTCGAGCAAATTCTCTAGCTGGCCCAACAATCCCATATATTCCTCCTTTCTTTCTATTTTTGGTTTCGGGACCCTTCTGGCGCCCGAGGCCGGATTTGAACCGGCTACCCGCTTGTTTTAGATGGGCCGGGTTCCCATCCGTATGTCCACCCCTTCCCTGTGGGTTGCGGTAGCGCCGCCCGTAGGCATTTGGCCGCTTCCCCACAGGAGGCCGGTGTACCCACCACCGCGCTCGGGCATTCTGGCGACCCAGGGAGTGGTTAGACTCCCCGGGCCGGTAATGGCACCATCCCACGGGACTCGAACCCGTAACCGCTACGGTAGAGGAGGTGCAACCACCGTGCTGCTGAGTTACGAACCCAGCCTGGCCCCCAACCATGGGTCTGGGATGGCAGTTATTAGCCATGCTAGAAAGGCACCCCGTTCTTGGCTCTCTCCTGGGCACCCATCAGAGATTTACCTACCCCCGGGGCCAGATACTCCTCTACCTTGGGGCGAGTCTTGCCCTCGTAGGTGTCCTTCTTTACTTTGATGTAGATCGTTTTATCTGGGAGCTCGACACAGCACCTATCGGCTAGGTCTTGCAAGCCCTCGATCTCGTCCTCTGTGCTGCCCCCGAGGGCTACCCACACCTGAACCCATTTCCAGGCTGCTTTTGCGTTGACCGGGAGGTTGTCCCACACCATAGCGCCCTCCCAATCCTCATTGTTAACAACCTCCATCTGAAGTGATACCATGGGATCGCCCGCTTTGGTCTTACCTGTCGGATCCAGGTCCTTGACCTTTACTTCGTAGATCCCAGGATCAAGCACACTTATCAAGTCTCCCACTTTCATTCCACACCTCCTGCTATAAGCTCCTCGGTGTGAGGCTTACCCTTTTCGGCTTTCTTGGGCTTCTCTGTCTTCTCGGTGGGCTCGTCAAACAGTGCCCGTAATGCTTTGTAGCTCATCGGGCACGATCCAGCCCTATCCAGGACTGGGTTGCGGCTGCCGGCCTCGATGCCCTCATAGGGCCGAAATACGATTTTGCGTTCACCTTTCTCCGTGGTGCAGAACAGGATGTTGTCCACAGCGGCAAGGGCAAACCTGGCCAGGCGGCCCGGGAGGTCAATGGTGTGACCTACCGTGACCTCACCGACTAGAGCCCATCGGGAATGAGAGATGAAAAGAACATTTATGGGTAATTGAGAAAACGCCTTGAGGTGTCTGAGCACCCGTTTTCTAACCTCGCTCCAATCTCCTCCAAATGGAGCTTGGCCAAGGTGGGCAATGCCCATTTCCTCACATACTTCGCGCTCGATCCAGTCATTTACCACATCTATAGTGTCGAGCGCGACGGTCTTGTACTTTAGTTTCCCTTCGCTTGCCGCGGCCCGCAGTTCAGCATAGGCCTCGCGCAACTCGTCCAGGTTCTTGATCTTAGATACGTAGACACCCCCTATGTATCTAGTACCACCTTCCATGTCCAGAATCAGACATTCGGGCCATTGGGCCGCAAAGCTGGTCTTACCGATCTTGGGTGCCCCAAACACGAGCCAAGTACCCTGCTTAGGAAACCCCACATCGGCCTTCTTTTTCTCCTTTGGTAGCATTACCATGTTATTACCTCCTGTAATTCACTGTGCTTCCGGGTTTGTTTGAACCCTGCCTTCCTAGCCAGCTTTGAGTCACTAAGACAAAGCTCCCGGTAGACGCACCCGTGGTAGCGACATGCATCAGGGTTTCTCCATGTTGCTCCCTTCCCAATCGTTCGTGCTATGGCAATGAGTTCTTTTCCAATCTGATCAAGGTCTCTTGGAGATTTGACGATAGCACTCTTCTGGTAGTACCACTCGGGCCGAGGCTGGGTACCATTGAAGGGAGCCGTCAGCCCAACTTCAACGGACAACCGCTTAAAGTAGGCATCAGAATCCTCGTTCTTTCTGATACGGATCTGTGGCTTGCGGATGAGATAGTAGATAATCCCGATGGGTTTGAGCCCCAGTTGCCATTGTGCCCACATGTAGTAGGCCATCTGGTCATCTATCTGGAGCCTGTCTGTGTCTAGCTCTCGGGAACCGGTCTTCCAATCCCACAGCCAAGCATTGCCATGCGGATCTTTTGTAACGAGGTCGATCTTCCCGGCCAGGGAAAACTTAGGAGACTTGCGGCCAGTAGCAGTCTTGAGGGGCACGATAAACTCCTTCTCGACTGCTACCACCTCGTGCTCCATAGCCCTAACTGGATCGCGGGCCAGGAGCCCTCCAACGAGCACTTCGGCTATGCCTATGTTATGCTCAGCCTCATCGTCTCCCCATGGCGAGGTATTGGAAGTCAGGTGCTCCTGCATGGCTTCGAACGGGTCTTGCCCCCCGTAGTGAGCTCCCAGCCCTACATGAACCAAGGAGCCGAAATAGGGGGCGGGCTTGGGTTTCAGTGGTTCAAGCCCCTCGTGGTACTTGAACCACCACTTACGCGGGCACGCTTTCCACGTGCCGATTTCCGAACTAGTCAGAACTATGCGCTCCGACCGCCCCATGTCTCCTCCTTGTGTTATAATGGGGGGCCGCTTTCCGACCGCCCCAAAGTCTGAAACGCGGCTGGCCGCCCCGACCCCTTGGGGCGGCCACTTCTCTTTAGAGCAAGCTTGCCGCCCACGATGTCTATGCACCATGACCAAGGCGATTGACCATAGCACTTATCCAAGAGGATTTCGTGGGAGGGATACGGTTTTAGAAGACGAACTTGCACAATCCATGGCCCATCATCGAATAGCACGAGGGCCTTGCCGTGCTCTATCTGGGTAAGAGTCCCAATGCGGGTACCATAGCGTACTAGCACTCCGACCGCCCCCTTGCCTGGATTCTCTGTTCGTGCTACAATACTTCTGGGAGTCATGCGAGGCTCCTTTCGAGGGGGGCACATTAGACTAGCGGCTTTGTGCCCCTCTCACTTTTTTGGTTTGCCAGAGATCTTAATCCCCAGCCGCTCTTCCAAGATCCTGCGATATGGCCGCGATGGCCTGGTGCGTCCCTTTTCCCAGTTGTATATGGTCATGACAGAGCAACCAAGCTTCGCGGCCAGTTCATCGCGGCTCATTCCGAGCCGCTCCCTAGCAGCTCTGATCTGCATCCCCACCTCCTTTCTTTCTGTCATCATCGAACTATTATATAAAAGTTTGATGCAAAAGTCAAGTCCCATCAGAAAGCCTGTCTAAAACAGAACCCCGCGTCCTTGATGTCGCGGGGAGAAGCAGCGCAGCGTATATGGTCATCGGTGTCTATCAATTATATTGTAATTTTTTGCGCGTGACAAGGGAAACGGACCAATGTCCCACATACTGTCTAATCGGGTTCCTGTCTGCGAAAGAGCGATGGCAGCATCCTCCTCCACCGGGGAACCCGGAGAAAATCTACCTGGCGCTCAAGCTCATTCAGTCGCTGTTCTAACTCATTGAGCCGGATCTGGACCAATCTAACCTCTTTTCTTAGTGCTGGCTCCCTCTCTTTGGTCAAGTCTAACTCCCTGCGCAATTCCTCCGAGGCTTGACGGATGGTTCGGCCCTCTTTGATAAGTTCATGGAGCCGCTGTAGCAATGCCACTCCATTGTCCGTGAGTATGATCTGGTTATGGGGGCCGCGCCGGATCGCCTGCATAGAGTCCAGAATATCACGGATAGCATTCAAACGGGATCTTAGTTCGTTGTACTTCAACCCGAGCATCTTTTCGAGTTCCGGCAGGGTCAATGGCATACCCCATTATAACACTTTTATGAAGGCTATCCCTCGACATCCCGCGTAGTACCCCCTAGAGCAGTTTGAATCAACAAAAGATTGCTTTTGATCGCGGCCTCAATCTCCTCCCGAGCCGCATCCCGAATCCCCTCATATAGCTGGGCTTTCACCGCCGTCAATAAGTCTTCACCCTGCTCATCCAGATAATCACGAAATGCCCGAATGACTAGCTCTGTGACAATGCGGCCAAGCTCCTCGTAAAGATCATCAAGGACATCATCGTCCATAGCCGAGCTCCTCTGCCCCCCTATAAAGCCAATCACCTACTCGGCTTACATTACGAGCATAAAGGAAAGGATCATCTAGCTCTTGCTCAAGTATTTCAGGATCGGGGCGCAATTCTTCCCAAACTAGATCGCCGCCGCGTACATAGAACAATGCACCGCCTATGGGCCTGAACGATTTTACCCTACGCGTATAACGCTGAAAGCCTCCGAGAGAGTGAAACGTAATGGAACTATTCCCCATGCTGAACCCCAGATTTAGCCAGTGCTGATGTCCATGTAAGATATGTTGCACTTGCTCTTCCGGTGGACGCATGGCATTCAATTCCTGTATTCGCCGGATGGCATGATCTTGAAATGCTGGGCTTTGTGGGCGAAATCTAGAATATCCAAACCCATGTACCACTAGCATGCTTATGCCGGGTGCAAACTGAACGATTGCCTCAAGCGGGAAATAACTGATTTCCAAACCAAGCTTTTGTGCCTCTGTAGTGACCCACCATCCAAGATCCCCACCGCTATCCCGGGACACATCATGGTTGCCCTGTACATATATGAATTCGGCATCAATTCCGGCTTGCTGAAACTGATAATAGATAACTCTTAGAGCCCAGGCCCCCACAATAGCCTGATGGTGTGGTGCATTGACAATATTGGAAATAGCCTGTCCCCGAAAGATTCCCGTGCCGCTGATAAGGTCACCGGGAATAATGAACAGTATGTGCCTAAACCCGAGCAAGCTAACTCGCTCAATCGCCTTATCCAGGGCAGAGAAAAAGGATTCGTGCATACAGTCTACATCATTGAAATGCATATCGCCGAACGCTACAGCACCATCGGGTACACCTACTACATCCAGAACAGAGCGGCCCCTGGGAACTCTGCTCGTAATGGATCTGATAATGTCGGCTATGTCACGCTTTCGTGTTTCTCCGGCTAGAGTTTTAGCAATTGTAAGAGTGTGGGGAGTGATGCCCTTCTTCCCATCCCGCCTGGGAATCTGTGTCGCTATCGCTTGATCTGACCAGTCAGGATGCTCTTCTTTAATCTGCCTGTACGCCTTTACTATCTCCAGTGCGCGCTCTTCTGATAACGGCACGCCACCTCCTATTCCTCTTTTGACTGCAGCATATTTGCAAGATGCTGTAGAACATGCGTGTTGTGCTGTAGAGATTCGTCAACTCCCTCAATTACCTTGCGCATCTGTTTGCGTTCCTCTGAATCATGTTCTAGGTGATTTTCGATCAATTTGGAAAAGGGATTGACGATCCATCGCAGGACACCGCGAAGAACTGCTACCAGGATAAATCCTGACACCAATAAAACTGCAACCGTCTCCGGTAGTCCCTTAAGTTGGCCTATCCAATCCATGCGTCGACCGCCCCTTTTCTGCCCACCCCTGCCCCGCCGGGTACCCGACCGCCCCACCAGACCCGGCATCCCATCTTGCGCTACTGGCCGCCCGTTGCCCCCTCATCCGGTACCAGCCCCGATACGAATTCAGCTAACTTCCTGAGAGCCAACACGAAGTTCTTTTGCCACTCTATGGGCATCTGTAGCATTGCCGAAACAATGTACGGTTTGATCCGATCCGCTAGCTCTTCCGGGTCAATTGAAGTGAGAAGCTGGGCCACGAGCTGAGGCGCCCATCTCTTGACAATCGCTACTAGCAGTTTTTGCCACCAAGACATGCCTACCACCTCAGTTCAAATCTTAGAATGGTGTCGATATACCACCATCCCGCTCCATATATCAGACCCCAGGATACAGACCCGTTGAAGATCCTGAATCTGACACCAGCCAGGCCATACCATGGTGAGAAATACATGGCCGGATTAGTAATGTAGACCCCCACGCCCAGCCCCAAAGTGGGCTGCACGGCCACTTGGGAACTGATATTGATAGCAGGGAAGTAGCCCTGAGCATCCACAAGCCATGCTCCATCAAGCCCAAAGTCCGCTGGGAAGACTTTGCTCGCCTGCACCCCAAAGTAGGTGTCATCCCACCCAAAGGAGTAGCAGGGATACGCGGCCGGCACGCCCGGGTCTACAAACTGCCGAAAACCGATGAACGGTCCGGCAAATGCGACCGCCCCGAATAGTGCCGCCAGAATGACCGCCCCAAATGCCTTTCTCATCCTTCGCCTCCTTTTTTCTTTTTTCCCGCAGGAGGATCTGGATACTCGATCCATCCCTCCTCAGGATTGTCAGATTGAAGATTCACCCTCCACTGACCGAATGCCCCTCCGGCCTTGGCCCTACGGGCCGCCCGCTCCATTGCCTCTTGCCACTTCTTTTCTAGTTCTTGCTTGCGCCGCTGCAACGATTCATACCTGGCCTGCAATAACTGTTCCTCTGCACCAATAGCACGTGCCTCCTGGTTTAGTGCTTTGAGCTTCCAGAAGTCCTCTTTGGCCAGCTTTGCTCTCATGCTGCCTCCTTGCGGGCTCAAGCAAAAAGCCCCCAGTCTTTCGACTGGGGGCCTTCGTCTAAGGCTCTGCCCGTCCAAACTCATTGTAGCACAAAGTCGCGCAAGGGGCAAGTCTTCCATGCGAAAGTAGCCCCCAGGATAATAATGCGATATAATATTGGGTGATTATGATGCGCATAGACCTGGGAATTGGGTTTTGGATTACGATCGTCCCGCTAGTGATAGTTGCTTTGACTGGCTCTCAGATCTATGTAGAAAGGATTGAAATTCAAACCGTATCCACACATCTGGGCTGGGCAATCAATATCAATCCTGTATTTGTAGCAGAGCTATCCTTTCCCTTTCAGGCATGGGCTCTCCAGTGCGGATACCTTGTGGTTATTTCAAAGGACATCTATACAATTGGCGTCTCTAGATGGGGAGATGGTTTTCCAAAGAATGTTCTAGAGCACGAACTTATACATGTACAACAATTCCAGGCCATGGGGCCTTTTCTCTACTGTCCCGGCATAGAGCACATAATCCCAATAGAGGGATGCAGTTATCTGTACGAAGCCCGAAACATTGCAGCCTGTAATAGAACCATGTGGCACCCTGGTTCTGATGTGTGTCTCTTTCCGTTTGTAAGTATAAGGCCCGATTATTGATCTAACAGACTCCGTTGTACCTTCTTTTGGGCCGTGTCAGACAATTTGTCCAACACTAAGCCAAGTAAAAGCTCTTCTCTTTTCTCTCTAATTTCACATTCTATCTCATACTCTTCACGCAGCATCAGCCGCGGATTCCCTGTGCTATCTTGTATTACAATCCAATTATCTGGGGTTCCGTCCCAAGGAATTTCTTCTGGTACAGTAAGCGCTCCTGCCCCCTTTGGCCAAAGCCCCGGATTTCTGCGATAATAGTTCAAAACAAGCTCTCGCTGTCCCCATTCGGGGTGTGGGTCAACTTTTAGAATATCGCCTGTTTTGCGATCATAGAAAACCACTATGCTCATGCCGGAACCTCCAAGATAATCCAGTTTATCCCGTTCGTGTAATCAATAAACTCTGTTCCATCGTCTCGAACCAATTTAACCCGATGTTGTACATATACATCCACATCGGTATGGCTTCCTGCCGTCAAGAACCCCGTTACTATCGACCCCTCTTTGAATTCTCCTCCTACCTGCAATAGAAAATCATCCAGTGTCCCGATGTTCATATCAGTATCGTGGAAATATGTCTCCCAAGGAGAGACAATGACAATCCACCTTTTCCCTGTCGGGACTGTCACAGATGCCCAAGACCTCACAATTGTATAACCCGTGGTAGGATCGGAAATATAGCCTGCATCTATCAGCCGTGCCCCTTGAAATTTACTATCGGAATCGAAGATCGTAGATCCCGCAGAATCTGTGATTATAATCGCATCGTTGCTAGTTACTTCCAGGCTTCCGCGCACAGTTACATCGTTAAACTCCGCATCTCCCGAACCGTCAATCTTGAATCCCGCGCTCCCCTCCGAATAATTGACCGATTTGATGTATCCGCCCGAGTTAATAATCGACCCGCCCGTGATAGTGACCACACCCACTAGAGTAAGTCCCGCCCCATCCCATAGCAGCTTGTTGCCACCAGAATTGCCCACGAATAGTTTGTAGGTGCCTGCATCATTGCCAATCCAGATGCCAGTGCCAGAGTTGTATCCCACATTGCTGCCCCCTAGCCTGACTACCTCATTGTCAAGGTCCAGTTGAGTGCCCGCAGATGTGCCCCAGTTTAAGCTTTGTAGCGTCCCACCGTAGAGCGTCCGCGCTGTGATGTCGTATGCCGCCACAATATGTTGGGCTGCCACCACGTCGGCTAAAAGATTGGATTGGTCAGTTTCATTCGGCTGATATCCTGCCCCGGAATTGTCATGGATTGTCCCCGTGGTCTCTGTGCCGTCCTCGGCCACCACCGTGATCTTGTATCTGTACTTGTAGGATTCGTTCAAGGGCGAATGCATGAAGCCAACTACCTCAGAGGCTAGATATGTCCAAGATCCCGAGAATCCGCCGCCCGTATCTACATCATAGTAAACGTTGTAATGTGAGAACCGTACCCATGACGATTTGGGGAGCCGAAACTTGATAAAGATACGCTCCCTGCCAACTAAGACAGATTCGGCATTTCCTGTAGACCAATCATCTACCACAGGATCGGGAGGCACATCCTCTTGTGCCCAACCACTCGCTGAAACTTCGTTGCTAAGATCAGAAGCGTTGCCCTCAGTATCCATGGCCTGTACAGCGAAATAGTAAGGCCCCGGATAAGATGAGGGATCCGGGATGGTGAATGTAAACCTCTCTCCGTTGATCCATTCTTTGCCATCATAAGATGAGGGATCGGTAGGGTCTATGCCGGGACTATCACCCCAATACAGCCAGAATCCGGCCAGTTCTCCTGTTTTAAGCGGAGTCCCATCGGCATGGGTAGTGGGCTTAGACCAAGTTACCACGATGGACTCTAGTGCTCCAGATGCAGATACATTAGAGGGAACCGCGGGGCCGCTTGGGCGTGTAGGCATCTGGATAAATACAGGAATAGACCAATCAGACAGATTGGCCCTGACTCCGTATACTCCGCTGCGCGGCAACCCACTAGTTGAACCCATCATTCCTCACTCCCTGCACGATTCCTTTTAATGGCTAGAACGTAGCATTCTCTGTCACTGTGCCTGCAATTTTAAGATTTCCAGCGTCATCTAGCTCAGCTATCTGGATTCCTTCTTCGGTAAAAAACTGGAATTTACTTTTATTGCTCCCAGCGATCTTTACAATAGCGATCCTTCCTCCCGCAATAGCGCTGGCGTTGTCATTCCTGCGGTAGGCCAGTTGGAGGCCTCCCTCCTTTTCCCCGGAGGCTGTCCCATCCTTTACATCAGTATATACGTTGAGACTTACGGCATCTGGGGAGTCCAAGGGAGCGGACCCTATCAGCAAGCCCTCGCGAGTGTTCGGCGCCGCGATGTTCCTGATAAGTTGTATATATTTGAATCCACTGATCACTTGTGAAGGAGCATCATCGGGATCAAGTATCAATCCAGGAGTGCTAGCCGATCCGTATATCTTCAGGCGGCCCGTCTTCAGATCAAACACGATATCCCCAGGTCCGAAGATGCAGTTAGCTTCAATCAACCATTTGGCAAGGATAAGGACGTGATTCTCTCCTTCATTCACAAAGTCGTAATTCCCTGCCCCACAATCGATAGTGCCTGTGACTAACATATACTTGGCATCGATATCCGACTCGATATGAATGCCATAGTCAGCGCTAAATAAGCTACCTCCGCGTAGTTCCAGCCCCTCTATAGGTATCGTCGACTGTCCTGAAGGAGGATTGGGGATATAAACATTTTTCGTATTTCCACCGATATAATTGTACGTGATGATGTTTTCGGTAAGGGTCTCTCCTTCAGCCTCTTGTTTTAAGTAGATTGCGTAGCGGAACGTATCAGCGCGATTAATGAAGATATTATTATTGATACCATGACGTAGTTTGAGGAAATCATTGGTCTTGGCATTACCATAGCACCGGCCATAAAAGCGGATAGTATTGCGGCTATCACCGTTTATCAAAAAGCCAGGATCGCCGCTTGGCACATCAACAAACACATCTGAATAGAAGAGAAAAACTCTGCGAGTTCCATTCAGATTGATCGTGTTAGCTATGCGTGTGCCCGAGGGAGAATAAGGCACCACAACAATACCTAGCCCGCTGTCTATCGCTGCTTGGATTGCAGCGCTGTCATCTGTTGTCCCGTCCAGAACAGCACCAAAATCCCGTGCATCTGCA